TCTGTATATATAAATAATAAGTAACTTATTAAATATATACGGAAGCAGGTCTTTTAAAAAGACACCACCAGAACAACTCCCTTCCGTTTCCACTTCCAAAAACTGCCACCAGTCGCTATCATCCGCTCATTGTGATAAGTAAGTAACTACCTACCAGGTGAGCCACATGAGCCAAATCTTTTTCGATACCATCGACAACGACCAGTACGACTTCATGACAGAGTGGAATACCGCTGTTATGGACAAGTGGGTCGCTGAAAACATTGGTTTGTCGCGCTGTAAAGACGAGGCTGAACTCTTCGAGACGAAGTGGTTTGATTACCGCGACATGCATCCTCTCATGGCCACCTGTCTTTTTACGGAGGCATACAAACGTCAGTACTCAAATATCATGCTGACGCACGGTCGCGAACACTTTGAAACAGCTCCGTTCACCACCGGGTTAAAACGCCTGCCTTATCAGGAGTTGTCGACTGCCAATAAAACGTCGCTATGGAAAGCACGCCAGTTTGCGGATCGCTATTGCTGCTCATACGACTACTTTATCTCCACCGTTCTTTCCGCAGCTGCACGACGGCTGTGGGACAAGCTGCCGCGCCCACAGCATTTGTGGCAGCCAGAACTGATTGAGATATTTGAAGAGAAATTAGCCAGACGCGCAACAACCCGTCTGGATGACTCTCTTGTTAGCTTTAAGCATATGGGAGACATGCAGTTCAACCCGATTCAGGAAAGCTATTTTGAGTGGATTCTGGAGCGTTTGCGCACCATCCCTCGCAGCAAGCGCATACGCGCAATTTTCTCCGCTATCTGGCTAATGGAAATCGTTCCAGAGCGCCTTATTTCCGCCCACTTTCCAGAAGAACTGGAAGAAGCACGGCGGTTTATTGATCCCCTATCTAATTAACTAATACTAGAAAACAATTTGTTTAAAAAACAAAGGAAAGCACATGACCGAACTTTGCCATACAGGACGCGGGCTGTCCGAAGAGTTTGATGAAGATTTCCAGAACAGACTGACGGCATATTTTTGTCGTGATCACGAGTTTCTTACTCGTGCGGGAGATCTGGTTGTGCCTAACCAATTTGCCAATGCGGCCAATGCCATATTGGTTAATATGGTTTCGGGCTATTACCGTATGTACAAGAGCGCGCCCTCTTCATCTGCAATTCTGGATATGCTTAAGCGTGCGAAACGCGATAAGACTATCCGTGAGGAACTATTCGCCGATGTTGTTGCTGCGTTTAAGCGCATCCTTGCAGAAAAATTGTCCGATACCTCGTACATGGTTGACCAGGTATCAACCTTCGCAAAAAGCGTAGCGTTTGATGATGCTCTGATTAAGGCTGCTGAACTGAAAGAGAAGGGCGACTTTCAGGGGGCGATGGCAATCATGGCCAAGGTTCAGCAGATAGGCTCGAACGAAGCAACCGGAATCTATGACTACTACACCTCAGCAAGTGAGCGACTGAAAGCGCGTGAATATGAGGCCTCAGAGGAGTATGTGCCAAACAGCATTACAACTGGACTCCCTCTGCTCGATAGGTTGCTGTACCAAAAAGGCTGGGCGAAGCGTGAAATGGTGCTCTTCATGGGGTTCGCTAAATCCGGTAAATCGACCGCAATGGGTGAGTTTTCCATAAACGCAACGCTTGCTGGCTACAATGTTCTGTATCTCTCGCTGGAGGTTCACACCAACATTTTGTCCGACCGTTTTGATGCAAGATTGTCGGAGACGGAAATGTCCAAGTTGGTGGAACGGCGCGATGAAGTTCATCGTAAGTTGGCAGAGTTGGGAGCCTCTAAGGGGATTGGTAGTTTGTGGGTTGTTGAGCGTCCGTCAGGAAGTATGTCACCGGCAGATCTGGACCGTATGCTTAACAGCATGAAAGCCAACGGCATGGTGCCTGACATGGTTGTTGTCGACTACGCAGATTTGATGCGTGCCAGTTATGACCTTCGTGATGATCGCGCCAACATTCGTAGTATCTACACCGATTTACGTGCTCTTTATGACAAGCATAACGTTGCTGGTATCACGGCGTCGCAAACAAACCGTGAAGGTGGCGCGTCAGAAGTTGCCACAATGATGCACGCTGCCGACAACATCGAAAAAGTACGTATTGCTGACCTGGTAATAACGATCAACAAAACCGAAGAAGAAGAAGCGAAAGGAGAGGCTCGTCTCTACTTTGCTGGTTCGCGTAACCAGCAGGGAGGGATCAGCATTCGCGTTAAACAAAACCTCGAACAAATGCGCTTCATTGAGCGAATCTTAGACGTTACCTAAAAAATAAGCGTGGAGAACACCTCCACGCTTGATTCATTGGTGAAACAACTTTTCTTTTGCCAAACCACAAAAGAAAAACACATGAGCCTTTATGTTATATCAACATTTAGGTTGGTCACAATATTGCCTGTTAAAAGTGGAATTATCGTGAGCGAGCTGAAAGAGCTAATTGCCGAATTAGATTTTGAACAATGGTTGGATACTGAAGGTATCGTTTATCGACGTGGAGGCGTGAGTGCTCGCGGTCGTGAAGTGAATATCAAAGAGTGTCCGGTATGCGGCAGCTCCAACTGGAAGGTATATTTCAATCTGACCAGTGGCGTCGGTAAATGCTTCGCTGGTGATCATCCCGAAGAGATTCAGTTCAATAAGCTGGTCTTCCTCAAGCACTACAGCGGCAAATCACGACGACAGTTCGAGGAATATGTGCAGAACGCCCTTCTTTCCCAGGGGTGGGCACCAAAGAAAGAAGAGCTAGTGCTTGCAAGCACAGTCGAGTTAGAGGGGCCAGTTGCACTCCCTCGTCATTACGAGCTTCCTATAGATGGCCGTCTTCCAGACTATCTGGTTGAACGAAACATATCACCTGAAATGGCAAAGTATTTTGACCTACGATACTGCGTCGAAGGCAAGCACGCTTATGTAGATCCGTATACAGATCAGGTAAAAGGGCAGATATTCGATATGCGAATACTGATACCGGTTTACGATCTGGATGGGGTAATGAAGACATTTCAGGGACGAGACATTACCGGTACAGCAGAACGCCGCTACCTCTTTCCTATGCAGCTTCCAGCTTCAGGTAAATTTCTCTACAACGGCCATAATGCAGTCGGCAAACAGACTGTAGTTGTCTGTGAGGGTGCGTTCGATGTTATGGGGGTCAAACGAGCTATTTTCGACGAAGAAACATTACGTGATTACGTGGAGCCAATAGGAACGTTCGGGATGCATCTATCTGGCAACACCACTCAGGATGCAGAAGATCAGTTGGGCGCGTTCCTGACGCTCAAGGCGCGTGGATTACGTAATGTGATCATGATGTGGGATAGTGAAAAGCAAGCTATACGAAACACGATGGCCGCAGCCAGGCGACTGACCAGTATTGGTCTTAATGTCAAAGTTGCGTGTTTGGGCGAGGAAGGACTCGACCCCGGCGATGCGACACCGGGGCAGATTATCAAAGCCTACTATTGCGCAAAACCTTACTCACGACAGCTTGAACTTTTAAGCAAGGTAAAAGGTATAGCAGCATTAGTTTGAACCAGTATTAGTCACGTAAACATTGACCGAAAATGATTTAACTTCTGTGTTGAAGTTGTCAGTCATTACCGCGAGGTAGGCATTCTTGGTATCTCTGAATTGCTTCAGGATGATTTGAACGTTATCGGTGCAAACAAACGAGGTAGCCAGATTGCCTCCTTTCTCTGAAAAATCCTTCAAGAAGGTGCAGTCAACTTTGCCATCATTAGCGGTGAAGACGGCATCATCACCCTGCCAGGTAAATGTTGCGTTAACGCCTTTATCAATGGATTTAGCAATAAGTCGCTGAGTGTCAGATTTGGCATTTTGCTGTTTTGAAGGCGAACGGAACGTACCTTTTGCTTTCATTGCAGCAACGTTTTCGCAGCCCGTTTCGTCATCTTTATCGCAAGCAGCTTGGTAAAGCTCTGATGCTTTCCGATAATCCTGTTTGACGCCCAATCCCTTAAGATACATGTAACCAAGGTGGTTCATGGCATAATCATTTCCTAAGCTGATTGCTTGTTCTAAAAGACTTCTGGCCTTCGAATAGTCTTTTTTTATACCTTCTCCATGCATCAACTTGTATCCAAGCGCGCTCATGGCGTTATTATTTCCTAATTCAGCTGCTTTCAAGTACCACTTAATTGCCTCTTTATTGTTGCGCTTAACAGCAACACCATCGTCGTACATAGAGCCTAGCCCATACATTCCTGCGGCATTTCCACTATCCGCAGCCTTTTTATAAGATTTAAATGCTTTCTTGTAATCTTTCGGAACTCCCTTACCGTATTGATATAAATATCCCATATAGGCAAGCGAAGGTATATCACCAGCTTCTACTGCTAGTTTGTGATATTTTAAAGCAGCTTCTGGGTCCTCCTTTCCAGTCCAACCTCGTTCGTATATAACGGCAAGATTATGGTAAGCACTGCCGTTGCGAGCATTTCCTGCTAGTTTGTAGTACTCAACGGCCTTATTTAGATCTTTATCTACTCCCTTCCCAATTGTGTACATAACCCCAAGCGCATAATATGCTACTTTATCTCCTTTTTCTGCGGCGAGATCGATCCACTTCTTGGCCTCTACTAAATCCTCATCAAAGCCATTAGCCCCATCCAAATAATTTGTCCCTAACGCACTTTGTGCTGTGGTATCTCCTGCGGTGGCGGCGTCGATCAGCGTTTGTTTATTATCTGCGTTAACGTATCCAGGGCCGAAAAGCAAAGCTAATGCCAGCAACGATGAAGGTTTTATGAGTTTCATATTTTATGTTCTGTTGATATAGGATGAACAGTTTAGACGCGGCAAGCGTCAAGTGTGCGAAAAGGGTACTTAAATTTAGTTAATCTGTCAGCTTTGATAATTTATGAACTGTAAAGTTGATGTGATATTAATCACTGATGGAAATAATGAGCTATGGAATTATTGTGACACGGCTCGTGTTTTGGTTAACTAATACCTACGATAAATATAAATAAAGGGAAGTCAAAATGAGCAAAAAGAAGTTGATTTTAACAGGTGCTTTATTGTCGTTGTTTGCATTAGTTGGGTGTAAGCCTACAGACGAGAAGGCTATTACTCTGGGCCAACAGGCAATTGCGGATGATATGAAAGATCCCACGTCGGTGATGTTTAGGAAAGATAAGTTTGTCAGGACTGATCATGATGATGGGAGTGTGACAGGCTTTGTGTGTGGTGAATTAAACGCCAAAAATGGCTTTGGTGCATACGTGGGCTATCACTCATATGTTGTTGAACTCGAAATGAAGCCAAAGGGCATGTTTTCAAAAGGGGTGGTATACAAAATCCTATCGAAGTCGTTGGCACCTAATGATCCTCATGATTTACAGCGTTATAAGCAGGTCTACAGAAAGATGTGCAACAGTGAGGCTGTAGCTCATTAAAGGTGAATGCTGGGCTGAGGATATGCCCGGCATCTTAGTATAAAGAACTATTGCACCTAAAATGATAAGTAGATACATACTTAAGTTTTTGTAAGAATACTTTCATCCGTTAGCTAGGAGTTGGTATGAAAGAAGAAATTAAGAGATTAGCCTGCAACATCATTGATAAAACTGGTTTAGAAATCAGCGAGAGCAATCGGCTAGACATCATTGAAAAAGCCGTCAATACGGCAATGGATCATATCGCCACTCGTTTGGTCGAGATCCCTCTACCGGGGCTACCTTATCTGAAGGTTAAGTTGTGCGTATGGGGCGAACCTGCACATGCACGACGTTCTGCATTAGTTGTTTTTGTACGCAAAGAAAACTTACGAACTCTAAAAGTGCAGGTTGGGGCGTGGTTTGATGGCAGAGTCATCTATACAGATACCATTATCTGTCCTCCAGGTGACGAACATATTGAAGCCGTTATTCGAGAATCAATTCGAGCTATGCGTAGTTTAGCTTTGCTGGAAGACAAGCAAAACTTTGAAGATTACTTGCTGTCGGTAAAAGCTGAACCAACATTGTCTCTGAAAGCCGATTTCGTCACCCCGACAAATCTGTTGGAGGTTTTGATTAATAAAGGGGCTAATGATGCTGTAAACCTAATCAGGGAGAGCGAATATTCGACTCTTTGGGACATGTGCAAAAGCCAGTTGGATCTTGTGCATATCATTGTTGATGCGGGTAAGGCGTGTGATGGCGTAATGGCGGAATTTGCTGGGAAGATGGTCAGGATTGCTAACGAATTACCGATGATAGAGCAAGAGGCCAAATCATACGCCACCAATCATGTCACAGAGCTTCTTGCCCCCTATCGCTTAGAAAGCGATCAGCGCAAGATGATTAGCTGGGGAAGTTGGTAAGCTCTCTGTGTGTCGTTTTTTACGCAAATAATGATAGGTAAGCACAAGATTATTTCTGGCGGTAATTGTGAAAGCTGATTTGTCAAAAGTCCCTTCTATTTCAGGAAATAACGGTTATTCACTTCGTTGTGAGGAAGTAAAGATAAACGGTGAGTCGGCATATTGCAGCTACTCCGTATGCCAGCACACCATTCTTGCCTTCAAAGAAAACCGTCTTCCTCGAACGTCTTTCCAGTCGTGCGCAACCGCTATTAAAGCAGGCAAATGCAAGGCGTTAAAAATGATGGTTGAAGAGATTCGTAAAGGAGAATCTCTGTATTTCGAAGATATGACCGCACTCATTAAGGAGGTTGAAGAACGGAATAAACAAGCCAGAACTATAAAACGAAAACGTGACAGTGTAACGATTAATAGCATGGTTAAGAAGAGCGCCACATCACAAACAGCGATCACTGACGTGTATGCGGCGTTGATTGAAGAAACAACAAAAGAAACACATGAGCAAATCGATCAACATATGGAGGCAAAACAACAATGAAAAAGTTGATCGCACTTAAGCATAAGCTGGACGAAATGAAAGCTATGGGAACCAATGCAAAAAAAGAGGCATTGGCCAACATGGATGACTTTGAACAAAGCATGGTTTCATTGATGCTCAACCCTTTCATCCGTTTTGGGGTAAAGAAATACAAAGTGGCAGAGCCGCTTAGTGAGTCCGTCCCAAGTGACGAAAAAGCCATTGATGTACTGAATAAGCTGGCCTCTCGCGAGCTGACGGGGAACGCAGCAATAGCTGCTGTTGAGTCTATCGTGGCGTCAATGTGCGCCGATGGGCAGGACGTGTTCCGTCGTTTCCTCTTAAAAGACCCGAAAGCGGGTGTTGGGATTAGCCTATGCAACAAGGTTTTTGAAAATCCCATTCCGAAATTCGAGGTGCAGCTGGCGTCACCGTATAAAGAAAAAGGCGACAAATACCCCTTCAAGCCAAATCCTAAAGCAAAATGGCCGATGATTGGCAGCCTTAAGCTCGATGGTTTGCGAGTAATTTGCGAGGTTATTGTTGACGAGGAAGAGGTGAACTTCCTTTCTCGTACTGGTAATCCAATCACGTCTCTCGATCACCTAAAGCCAGCCATGCTCGAATTAGGCAAACTTTCAGGCCACAAACACATCTTCTTCGATGGTGAAGGAACAGCCGGTTCATTTAACCAGTCCGTATCTGCATTGCGCAAAAAGAACGTGCAGGCAATTGGCGCTATTTATCATGTTTTCGACTTCTTCCTACCGGAATGGCGGGCACAGGCTAAATCCAAAGAGTATGCAAAGACAGGTATGAAACTGAAAGAGCGCCTGGCTATGCTCGTGGCGTTGTTCAAAAACGATCGCAGTGAAGGCTACGCACAAGACATTCACCTGCATCCGTTCTACATCATCCATAGCCACGAAGACTTCATCGAACGCTTCATGAAACGCCTGGACGATAACGAAGAAGGGGAGATGGGCAAAGATCCGAACTCTGTTTACGAGTTTAAACGTACCCGCAGCTGGTGGAAGTTAAAAGACGAAGATTCAGAAGATGGTGAAATTATCGATTTTGAGCCGGGCGACCCGGACTCTGGTTTTGCCAACACGCTTGGAAAAATTGTTATTCGTCTTGAAAACGGAGTCATCGTTCGTGCGAGCGGCATTAAGCATAAATATCTGGACGAGATCTGGAACAACAAAGAGAAGTACCGTGGTCGTATTGTCGAGGTTCATTGTCACGAGAAAACACCTGATGGCAGCTTACGCCACCCACGACTGAAATGGCCGCGTTGCTTACGCGATACCGAAGAGCGAATCGGTGATAAAGAATGATCGTATTAAGTAAACGGGAGAAAGAAACGCTTCATGAAATAAGTAAGTGGCCGGAGTTCCCTGAGTACTGGAAGCCTAAAACGCGAGCTAAGTTAGAGCGTTTAGGGTTGGTTGCAAACGTTTCTGAAACGTGGTGCTCGGCCAACTACCAGTTAACTGATAAAGGGAAATTAATGCTACAGCAATTAGTAGAATCAGGAGCCTTTAAATGATTCCATACATCTCATTGGCTTTTATGGCTGGCTTCCTTATCGGCTTCGGCATCTGTCGTGATTTGATTAAGCAGGAACTTAAAACCAAAACACTGTGCATCGGAAAGCGTGTGTATCGGGTAGTTCATGAAACAAAGGTTAGAAAATGAGCAATTTAACTTCTTTGGAATGGTGGTTGGCCACCTATTTCTTAGCGGCCGGAGTCGCATTCGCCTTTTACGTAGGTCAGTTAGTCGTAAAACTGCTGCTGATTAAATTTGCCAGTCATAAACGTATCGATGATGGTCTGTGGCGTCTTGGCGCCCTGGTGGAAACTCGCTACGGGCAACTTAAGGAGAACGAAACCATTACTATCCAAGCGAAACGATTCACTGCCACCATCACAAGAACACCTAGTCGTAGAGTGGCCTTGATCAAAAAAGTCACAACCGAATAAAAACACAATGATAAGTATTTACTTACTTATCTTTTGTGTATAAGATGACTTTGTTTTCGTTGAGACGCGACTGTTTGAACTTAAATACAAGTGCAAACGAAGAAGTCTATCTGGCAGTAGCCTAATAAGCCAAACACCAGCGAGGTCAGTTTCCAGCCTCGTTACCGAAATGGGACACACTGAGCGAGTGTGATTGCAGAACGCAGGAGGGAACATTCATGTTCCCTCCGATGAAGTAACAGAATGGGCGGTTGGTATATTTTCAACTCCATATGACTCCCGGATTCTTAGCCACTGACCGCCCATCCTGTTACGTCATTTTGTTCAATTATGTCGTTTATACTGGGTTAAAAAGCGGCGACGTAGCCCGGCTGGTATGGTTAGCCAGCACACAACGTTGAGGCCATTACATTTGTATCAATTCTAAGGTTCTATTCACAGAGATACCGGCGAGCGTTGATATGTAACATGTTGGGCAAACATTCAATCGGAGTAGTGGCCTCAACGTTGTGAAGACAGGATTGTTGTGTAGGTTTAACCACTGTTGCCATTGGTGCCTGTTTTCACAACAAATGATTCCATACATCACATTGTATAAATTAAAAAGTAGGTGCTGTCCTCAGAAACATCATCTACTTAAAGATTTTGCCTTCTATTGAGCGAAGTCGAAAACGTCTGGCACTAACGGAAAGTGCAAGTAGCGGTGCGTTTCCTGGCAGAAACTAACACCGCCGCGATTGGCACTGTTGAGTAATAAATACTGGCAGTGCTGAATTGATGGTGTAGCTCAGCGGTAGAGCAGTTGGCTGTTAACCAACTGGTCGGTGGTTCGAATCCACCCACCATCGCCAATTTAGGGGAGTTAGTCCGTAGGGGCAGCGGGGTAGACTGTAAATCTACTGTCATTGCGACTCGGGTGGTTCGACTCCATCACTCCCCACCAAATTGCCGGTTTAGCTCAGCTGGTAGAGCGCCTGCCTTGTAAGCAGGATGTCAGCGGTTCGAGTCCGCTAACCGGCACCAATACAACGATAAGATCATTACGGTTAATCGTCGTTCATGTGCACAATGACTGGTCGAAAGGTAGTGATCTTACCGTTGTGGTGGATTCGCAGACTGATGCGATAGCTTTCTTGGATGTTAGGGAAATGCGGCCGCAAATCTTCCCTTTCGCGAGCGGTGATCGTCCGTAGTCCTAATTGGCTGCACCGTATGCCGGAGATTCAGTACCGGCCACCACAACGGCCGGAGAGTAGGGAGCATGGTGCTCAAGCGGTCTTGAAAACCGTCCCATTGCGCAAGCGATGATGGTTCGATTCCATTACTCTCCGCCAGACACAGCGTTGAGCGGTTTGGCCTTTTAATCAACTCGATTAAGACTCCGCTAACATAAACCAGACCGCTCAACGCTGTGATAGACAATTACGGCAGACGTTCTTAACCATAGCTTGCTAACATCCTAGCAACACTTTTTTAAGCGCAAAATCCAAAGGGGCTTCGGCCCCTTTTTTGTTAATGATTGCCTAGATATGATTTTAGTTCTTCTTTAATGATTAGTGAGTATTCTAAAATATCACTTAGTAAAAATTTTGCTCTGTTAAAATACCCACCAAAAGAACCTAAAATTTCAGATGGTCTTTCTAAGAGCATCACAATATCATCTTCTTGCACTTTAGTAATGTAACTTCTAACAGCTCTTTCTCCAATAACTCTTTTCTTACCGTTTATTTCAGATTCATCTAAAACCTTATTTATAAATTTTTCTGTATCATTGAATCGTCCACTATTGTGTACTATTGTATGTCTTAGTAGTTCAATTAGCTTGATGTTAAAGCGATAGTTTTTGCCAATCTTGTTGTTTGTTTCTATCTCTTTGAAGCCAGGTATTTTATTTCTGAAAATTTTAGTTATTTTTTTCGATGGGTTACTTTTTGCTTTTAATAATCTGTAATAAACTTCCCTTTTCCCAATTTCATCATCTTCAACCTTACCAAAATCACTTGAGGACCATAAATCATTTCGAACACATACAGTATAGACATATATTGCCTCAATATAGTCTTCCAGTAACTCATAGGCTTCAGTAATAACCCACTGATATTGTTTATTTTTCAAAGTATTACACAATCTTATCTTTTCTTCTAAATCAATGGCGCTGTTACCTATCTCTAATGTTGAACCTGTATATGGGTTTGAACATAAATGGCGAGCTAACGTTGTGCCACACTTAATCTTAATAGTTTCATTAATATTAATAATAGTATCTGGATTCTGTGCATACTCCACTTCTTTAAGAAGACGTTTTATATTTTTCTTTGTTGTATCATTTATCTGATTTAAATAGTCAAAAAGTAAAGATATTTCTTCTCTAAATTCGTTGTATTTATTTTCAATCAAAGAATCAGACAACTTACCAATCATTAAAACCTCTATAAAATGTACATTTCAAGGCAATCCTTACTGTAATCTATTGTCGTAATCACTTCAATTGTTTACTAGTTAACCAATAAGTTACTACATACTTATCAAAAAAATCTGTTTGTAGTATAGTCTGATATGTTCGAATCAATATTTATAAAGGTATTTGTTAAGTTATGACGATCACTATCTACGGACGAGATAACTGCTCATACTGCAAACGTGCGGTCGAGCTGGCGAAGCAACTAAAGGGACATGGCTACAGTGATTATGAGTACATCGACATCACCACTGCCGGTATCGACAAGGAAAAACTTAGTGAAATTGTTGGTAAACCGGTAGAGACTATCCCCCAAGTGCTGATCGATGGCCAGCCGATTGGCGGATACACAGAATTTGCTGCTTTTGCGAGCACTCTGTAATACAATACGGCTCCTTTTGGGGCCATTTATTATTTGTAGCTTTCATCAGCACAGCGTACACTTAGTTACGAGCCATTGAGTAGTTAAGAGGTTTTATGCGTTTAGAAAATTGCCTAGAAGATATGAGTGTCATTAGCAATGCCCTTGCTACTGTGACCTCTAACGCTTCACGCTTTTCAAACGCAAAGCCTACAGCTAAATCTGGGCGTGATTTTATTGAACCGCGTGGATATCGACGCTTCCGTGGCACGATGAAGCCCTCTGCGAAATTCACAGGATTCAAAACACAAACCTATGTGAGCACTGCGGCTATTCCTGTTCAAGAAAACCGCGATGCGGCACAGCTGGCAAAGATTGAAAGCAAGCTCGCAGAATTGACGGCGAAACACGTTCGCTTAGCCCATGCCATCTCTGGATGGAAAGCGGAAAAGATTCGCAGCAACTTCGGTGAAAGTCGTTACGAAGAACTGAAGAACGTTGACCTGACCATTCGTGGTTTGGAGGGATTCGTTAACAAGTTGATTCGCGACTCTGAGCAACCTCATCCATATTTGAAACGCTTGAGCGATTCTGTAACTGAGTATCGTTTAGCTATCTCTGATCTGCTATTGATTTTAAATCAGTGTTTTAACGACGTAGACGTCATCGAATCGCAGACTGGCCTCATTGATGAGGACGTCTTCGCCAACTTCTCATTCCATTGAGGTTGAACGATGAAGATCACATGGAACAGTGATAGTTACGCCCAATTTTTAAAGCCGACCTTCGATATAAAGCCTGACTTAGAGATTACGTTACTCAACGATTTCAAGTCGTTTAAACAAGGCATGTACCCAGCCATATTCGGCAAAGATGGCCCGTATACGGCTCCTGGTGCTATCGTGTCCTCCCGCGTCTATCACGTTCATCTCTTGTTCACGAAGCAAGAACGAACCAGCAGCCGCAGCAGATTCAATTGCACAAGCGACCGTGCACTCGTTTACAGTCAACATGCACATTTCCAAGATGTGTATAGCCTATTGGCAATCTTCCCTAACAACGCACATCAGCACGCGAAAGATCCAAAAATTATGGTCGATATCGCTACCTACGCGGCCGCATTTCAAGCTCTCACTAACCCTTAACAATCATATTAATAACGCCTCAGAATTTAAATTCCTCCCTTAAATGATTCCATACCTACTATGTATGGAATCATTGCTGAAAATGAGTTACTTTTACTCTTGATCCTATAAGAATCTATGCCTAATATACTGTTTACTTATACAGTGCATCGGCGTAACTCGGTGATTGTCATATGAAAAATAGCTTTGACAGAGCACGCGCTGCGGAGAACACCTCAAAAGAGGCGATAGAGTATCTCGAAAGAGCATCTCAAATGCAGGCCGTTATGATCTCCCAGGTCAGCAATGACATGAGATTCTCGGACGCATTCATGTTATTCACTCGCTTATCTCTGCTGATAACCAGACGTCGGCCAGAGATCGCTGTTCATTGTATTTTGATACATGTTTTGCCGCACATTGCCGATGTAAAAGTAAGTGACATTAATAGGTTCATGGTGAACCAACTGGTCAACCCACTAATACTGGATGGCAAAATTGTTATGGGCCGCCGCGTTTTCTCTCTGATGAAGCAGTTCCTTAGCTGGTGCGCCTTCCAGGGGATGATAGACGTGTCACCGTTAAACGATATGTCACTTAACAAAGTTGCCGGTGGCGCAAAGCCCACACCTCGCGAGCGGAAGCTGACCGACGCAGAGGTATGGGTGTTCTGGAATATATGGGACTACTTCAATGTGTGTGCTGGTACAAAATGGGCGGCCAGGCTATGTCTTGTATCCGCAAGACGACCTGACGAAGTACTGCGGGCTAAAAAAAGTGAGTTCAATCTTAAGCGTGGGGTTTGGAATCAAGGCAAGAGGAACAAATCTGCCCGTGAGCATTCTCTGCCTTTAAGCTCATTAATGCGCACTTGTATTGAAGAGTTGTTCGAATATGGTAAAGACAGCCAGTGGCTCGTGCCTTCGAATAAAAAAATCGGGAAAGACCTTCCTATGTCTAAAGTGGCAATAGCCCAGGCATTACGTCGTATTCTGGAACGACCAGAACTGATGGAGCTTGAGCCATTTACACCCCGAGATTTGCGCCGTACTGCGCGTAGTTACTTCCCAGCATTAGGCATAAGCCAGGAGGTATCACGTAAAATCATGAACCACAGTCTTGAGGGGATAGATCGGGTCTACGACCGGCACGATTATATGGACGAGATGCGAGACGCCTTAGAAAGTTTCTCGACGTACATCGCATCAATCGTAGAGCAACCGGATTTAGACGAAATTGACCACAAATTTAAGGGAGATCGTCTATCAACAGAGCTTATTCGTGTAAATTTTTCATAGAGACTTTATGGCCTCAACAACCTTTTGTGATGCGCCTTTCTCTTTACCGAATCGCTCGTTATATGCAGCAAGAACCTGTTTTTCGTCCTCGTTAAGAGGAGCAGTGCCTTCTTTGTATAAAAATGCTGCGAGTTCGGGTTGGCGTTCTTCCAGCACCATCATCATAAGACGACTTGGCTCAATGCCCAGTGCCAGCGCCAGCGGACGAACCTTATCGATAGGCAAAGGAATTTTGCCGCTTTTAATTAAAGAAAGGTTGTTGGCGTTTTTATACCCAATTGTTTTGGCTATCTGGGCCTGGCTCATAGGTGAGGATTCAATCAACCCTGCGATAAAAGCAGCGTAGCGACTTTCTATAAATTCAATCTTGTTATCAGACATGGTTACAACCTTTGCGCGTTCAATTCTCTCTGGTAAGTGCTTACCGATATTACATCAAAGGTTAGGGTTGTAAAGCTATTATCATTTTTTTCGATAGGCACTTAAAAGACCGGTTAAAGGCCATTGCACGGAGAAAAATTAGCCCAAAACAGGTAAGAAAATCAACTTGCATATGATATGAATGTATTCAGTATTGATATAAATTTTAGTAGTATTCCTTACCATAGTATAAGTTAGAATGGATTGATTGAATGAACACCACTATTTCCAGCCTAATCGCTCTTGAGATCGGACACGTACAGAAATTAGCTGATGAGTGTGTAGCTGACATCCTCACCGATCTACCGAATGAGCAGATTCAGGTTGGTGTGAATGACACAACTGGCTTTATATTCGAACTTAACAACAAACGCTTCACGCTTCTCAATACCGGCTCCGGGTCTTTAGCCGTCAGAATCTGTTAACCCCTCTTCTCCCTGCGCGAATGGCTTAGTTCCCTGTTCGCGCAGTGCTACATTAAACACACTAGTAAATAATTTGTTTTCATAACAAAGGATTAGCCATGTCTAAAAAACGTTCCATCAAAGAGGTTCAGGACTTCCGTGACAGTGTAAAACGAGTAGTCGCTCTCCTTTCAGGTAAAAACATCCCTGTTGCAGAACGAGGGGACGACGCTTATGTACGCTATAACGATGATGGAGAGCCAATTCTCGTAAACATCCCATCAATCCCGGATAACGCAACACCGGCATTGATGAATGCTGTGCGCGGATTTCTCGATCATGAGGTTGCTCACATTTTGTTTACCGATATTCGTGTGTCCAACAAAATGAGAGAAAAAGGACGCGTTCCTTCCTGGTCGCTATGGAATGCCTTAGAAGACGTGTTCATCGAGCGAAAAATGGGTCAGGTCTTTAACGGAACAAGACGTAATCTGATGGCAACTCAGCGCCTTATAATCGAAAAAGTCTTTAAACCAAAGGCTTCAGAGGCTATTGCTTATTGTGGCAAAGATCAGCGCGCGCTTTTTCTAAACTTCTTTCTCTGTCCGGTTGTAAGAGCCTGGGATGGCCAAGCACCGTTCGTAGATTTCATGGATGAATATTGGCATGTCATTGAGAAACCAATTTCATTATTAAAAGAACATGGTATCGATGTGGCCGTGCGTAACATGTCTTGCACCGAGGATTGTGTAAAGGTGGCTGCGACCATAGCTAAGATCCTCAAAGACACTGAAAGTGAAAGCAAAGGTAAGGAGTCAGCTCCGGGAAAAACTTCCGATCCTTCAGACGCTGACCAGACGGATGCCTCTGGAGAAAACAATGAAGACAACGAAGATCATGAGACACCCTCAGCGTTAGATAATCACAAATCTATCATATCAGAATCACACAGTAAGCACAAACATGATAATAACGACAGTGATGATTCAGATAATTCTGAATCATCAGAAACAATATTCGATGATACAGAAAATGATAAAGAGGTATCAGATTCTGGTGCTTCTGATAACGCGGCGTCAGACTCATTTACCACTGACCACGAAAAAAGAAAATCGACAGAAGACGGCTCTTCAGACATTCCAACTCCGTCAAAAATGAGTCTGGAAGAGGCTTTAGAGGAGTTGGATAGCATGGAAGATGAAGTCGGAGGCATGACAGAAGATGCGCTATCCGAAACGATTAAAAGCGAGTTAACAGAAAGCTCGAAAAGCGAATACAGGCCATACAATCGCTCATACGACTTCATCGGCTCGATTGATCAGGCAGAAGCCCATATCAAACGGCTTATTAAAACATTCTCCGATATTGATTTAGGTGGATATCCAATCAGCCGTTATCGCATCGTTCCTGAAGGCAACCAACTCTTCGACAAATATATTGAAAAGCACCTTTCGTCAGGTGTTTCGTCGACGCTGGCAAAAGACCTGGAACGTGCAATAGCAAGCAGAAACAGAGTTCAGTTTATACCTGGCCAGCGTCGGGGGCGCATTCATGGTTCAAGTATCTACAGATTAACAATGAATGATGATCGCGTGTTTCGTAAAAAAGAAGAATCTAAAGCCGTTAACGCCTGTGTTCAACAAGTGATTGATTTATCGGGTTCAATGAGTGGCGAAACGATAAAACTAGCTCTTGCAAGTGCATATACCATCGCCGATGCACTTGATCGAATAAATGTTCCCAACATTATCACCGGCTTCACTACATTTGGTAGTCATATGGCGGCAGGAGAACTTAAGGCTGTCAAGTATGAGTTCTCTCGCTTTGAATCTTTAATGCTACCTATCATCAAAAATTGGAATGAAAAGGTAAATTCTCGCGAAGTTCGCTCACGTATGGGGTGCGTAGGCTACACATTCCCACTTCTTAATAACGTGGATGGTGAAAGCATAGCCAGCCTTGCATCGTTATTTTCCGGTCGCATGGAGGACAGGAAGATCATGCTTGTTCTTAGTGATGGCGCGCCGTGGGCTGTTGGGAGAGGTTTTGACGCTCATTTGCGTTCAGTTGCGAAGCAAATTGAAACGCAGACTGATATTGATTTGATGGCAATTGGCATCATGACTGACGCACCGGAGAGATTTTACTCAAATCATGCCCTGGTAACGAGCGTTGATAGTCTTGGTTCATCTGTAGTTACTGAACTATCTCGTATCATTTTAAAGTGAACAAAACAGCCTTAACGATAAGTAACCACTTACGATAGATAATGATATATTTATATAAGAAGTTGAACGCTCATTAGAAAACAAAGGAAAAACGCATGACTACTACTGCACTGCAAAATGAAAAAAATCCTTCTGATTACCTTGTTTGCAAGTGGTGCGGAAAATCATTTCACTATTTTAAGTCCCATGTAGCCAATGGTAATTGCGAGGGCATTCCTGAGTCAGTAAAAGATGCCGATCCTGACACCGTACTGAAAATGTACACAACACAGTTTCCAGATGAGCCAACGCTATCGAAAAAGGCACTTGATGCAATTCAAGCTAAACGTGCCGAGCAAAAAAGCGAAATGGCCAAATCATCTGGCGTGACCAGTAGCCCAGGCTACACAGGCACAGTTGAGTACAAGACAGATCTGGTCGCAGCTCACGAACTGCTAAATGTAACGGTGAAAGAACTCGGAACAAAACGTGGGACGCCGCTCATGGTTAGCGTCAACGTCAATACGCCGTTTCCAGAGTTCGTTCCAGAAGTGAAGAAGGGATACGTATATGGCGACTTCGAACTGATCAAAGACATTTTCATGATGCTTGAACTTGGCATACCTGGCTATTTGTGGGGTCATGCAGGAACAGGCAAATCTTCATTGCCTACACAACTATGTGCTTTGCTCAATCGTCCGTTAATCCGTGCCCAACATACAGCATCAATGGAAGAGGCTCATGTTACGGGACAAATTCTGGCGCGTGATGGCTCTACGTATTTCGAGCCTGGCTTGCTTGCGCTCGCAATGAAGCATGGCTGGGTTTACCTCGCGGATGAATACGACTTTGCGTTTCCACAGATTCTTGGCGTGTATCAGCCAGTGCTGGAAGGTGAAGCGTTGGTCATCAAAGAGGCGACTCCAGAATGGCGTCGCATTACTCCGCATGAACGGTTTGCTTTCATTGGCACTGGCAACACGAACGGATCTGGTGATGAAACCGGCTTGTACCAGGGTACAAACATCCAGAACGCCGCGAACTTTTCGCGTTTTGGCATCGTTTCGAATGTGAAATACATGAGCAAAGAGGCAGAGATCAACATGTTGATAAATGCCGGTATCGTGGATGAATACGCAGAAAAGATGGTTAAGTTTGCCGGTATCGTTCGCGATGGATACGAAGAACACCTTATCAGTCAGCCAATTGGCCCTCGTGAACTTTTGTTGTCGGCCAAGATTGGAATGATGCGAGGCGACTTTGTGACAGGTATTGAGCGTTCTTTCATTAACAAACTCCCTTCAGCTTCTGCACAAGCGGCTCGTGAAGTTGTTCAAAAAATATTTGGTTAATCGTGCGTAAAGGATGTTTCGGCTCTCTTATCGCTGCTTCTGAAACTGGTAAGGCTTGTCTGGTGTGTCCAGACAAGCCCGATTGTCACCAATCAGCAAAAGAAGTTGCGATTTCGATGCATGGGAAGTTCGTAGGCTTCCCCAATGACAAAATCAAAAAAACCAGAAAGGTAAAAACACATGAAGGCACTGATGGTTCGAACTGACTTCTCACTTGGGGAGTCGGCTCTAAAAGCAGAAAACGCGGTGAAGATTGCCAGAGAAGCTGGCTACACCGCTGTAATTTCAGCAGATAGCATGAATATTGCGAGCGTTATTCCACTACAACGTGCCGCTGGTGACGACATGGCGGTTATTTGTGGTGTGAAACTAAACATTGTTGATGATCCCACATACGAGCACCGGGCTAAACTTGCTAAAGAATCTATGAGATGTATGGAATCATTAGAGCGGGGACGTAACTACTCGTTTACCGCTCTAATTAAAAATGAGCAAGGATATCGCGACATCTGCGAACTAATGACGGCGGCCAACACACGAGAACAGTTCTACTTTGTACCGCGTCTCTCGCTCGAACAGTTGGTTTCTACATATGCCAAAGGCAACATCATCCTGCTTACTTCCGACATCGGTAGCGTGTTCCAACGCAACGATTTTGCAAAAATCATAAGCACACTGATTACAGCGGGTGGAAAAGACAACTTCTATAGTGTGGTTTATCCGCACCCTACCCCATTCTACGACCAGATTAACGTCCGGGCGATGAAAGTCGCCAGCGCATTGAAAATAGAGCCAGTGGCGTTCTATCCCGCTTATTACGAATCGATCGACGATGCAGACATTAAAGACATTGCGCACATGGTTACGAACAACATCAAAATCGACCAGCCGCATCGTCTGCGTATCCCCCACCAGCGAGATAACGCCGTCAATGGTCGCCGCCATCTCCTTGAGGCGCTTAAAGCCTTCTCCGTTCGCATGGATGTGCCGGTAACAGCTGCAATGGCCTCAACAACGCAGGATACCATTATCGATGCCTGCACATGGCGCTGGCATGAATTGCCGCCAGCACTGCCAAAGATGGCAGACGACGAGCCTGCAACGCTTATGAAACTGGCTGTTGCAGGGCTGCGTAAACGTCTTACCACAAAAGAGTTTGGCTACACACCACCTGCTTCTGAGAACAGGGTTTATGTTGAGCGGCTAAAGTACGAAATGGACACGCTGACTCGCCTGGGATTTTGTGGTTACTTCCTGATGGTACGCGATCTGATGAATCATAGTCGTGAAACTGGCATTCCCGTTGGGCCTGGTCGTGGTTCCTCTGCCGGTTCTCTGGTGGCGTGGTGCATAGGCATAACCAACGTCGACCCAATCCGTCACGGTCTTCTGTTTGAGCGTTTCATCAACCCTGAGCGTCTCGACTTGCCGGATGCGGACTTGGACTTCAGCCAGGCACGTCGCCATGAGGTGATCGAGTATCTGAATGAACGCTACGGCGAAGATTACGTTGCGGGTATTCCGAACTTCACCTACCTGGGCGCAGCCTCTGCACTACGTGATACCGCTCGTATTTATGGTGTGGAGTCCGCAGATATGGCGGTATCAAAAGAACTGAAGAACGTCGAGGATGATAGCCTTCCATTGGAAGAGCTGCGCGAACAACTGGCAAGTCTCGACAAATACGCAACAAAATATCCTGATGCATTCAATGCAGCCTGCAAGTTACAAAGCCTTATGCGTGGCTTTGGTAGACATGCGGCAGGGATGATCGTAGCAGGTGTTCCTCTGACAGAACGTACACCGGTTGAGCGCCGTGGTGACGCGCGTTGTATCGCATTTGACAAGCGTTACTGCGAGGCTATGGGCCTAATTAAGCTGGACGTGCTTGGCCTGGCAACTCTCGATTTGCTCGATAGTGCAAAACGCTACATAAAAGAGAACACAGGTGAAGATATCAATCTTGATGCCATTTCTCTTGAAGATCGCAAGGTGCTGGATGGTTTTGCTGCTGGGTACACTCAAGGTGTTTTCCAGCTTGAATCAGGCCCAATGCGCAAGCTGCTTAAAGATTTAGGTGGTGGAATTGAGCCAATGAGCTTTAAAACGGTCGTCGCTACAACTGCGCTCTTCCGGCCGGGGCCAATTCAATCAGGCATGTTGGATGACTATGTTTCTGTCGCCAAAGGCTTTATGACGCCGGAATCATTACACCCCGTTCTTGATGAACTTACCGCGGAAACAAATGGCGTGATTCTCTATCAGGAACAGACGATGAACGCGACTCGATTGCTTGCCGGCTTCACAATGGCTGAAGCTGACGCTGTGCGTTCCGCAATCGGTAAGAAGAACATGGAAAAAATGAAGAGCATGGGCGAGAAGTTCATCGTTCAGGCTCAAGCTGGCTGGATAGACGTTGAGCTGGAAGATGGCACTACACAGCGCATTCACCGTGCGGAACATTTTAAATGCGAAGACGGAACTCTGAAAACTGTCGAAGAGGCACTTGAGCACGGCGCAAAACTACCTATAAACGCAGTACGCGTTACAGCGTCACATCCAGGGCTATCAGAGATGAAAGCGAAGGAGATCTGGACCGCATTTGAGAAAAACGGAGCCTATCAGTTCAATAAATCACACTCCGTTGCTTATTCTTTAATCAGTTATCAATCTATGTGGTTGAAAACTCATTATCCCGCAGAGTTTTTCGCTGCTGCTCTCACTATTCTTGGCGAAGATAAACACCAAGGGCTGGTTAAAGATGCGCTGACCTATGGTATTCGCGTATTGCCACCAGACGTTAACGTGTCATCTAACCGAATCGAGATCCGCACGCTTGAAGATGGCAGCCAGGTTCTGTATGCGCCCTTCTCTGCTGTGAAGGGGTGTTCTGAGAATGGCTGCCAAGCCATCATGAGAGCGCGAGAAAAAGTTGGCGGCAAATTCGAGTCACTGGCGCAATTCGAAGAAGCTGTCGAGAAACGTGCCTGTAATAGTCGAGTGCGCGAATCACTGCAAAAAGTAGGTGCGTTTGCATCCATCGAGCCAGGTAGTCTGCCAGCAACTGATCCAGAGCGTCTCCGCGACCAGGCAGAATTGATGGGAAACCTTGTCATAGACGCAGTTAAAGCCTCACGTCCGTTTGAGATGAACCCCAAACGATCGGCTGAAATTAACGCACTCATGACACGGATGGCGGCTGAAATGGGCTTAGGTGATGAACTAATCCGCCCCAGCATTGGCATTAAGCCGAAAATCATGATCATTCTGGACAATGCGAACGGCAATGATGCTCGAACCGGTTACTTCATGGAGAACGGATACGACGATTTTAAGGCCAAGCTATTGACGGCTGGAGATTTACGCATGGGCGATCTCTATGTCACAGGCGTTTGCAAGAAGGTTAAAGACAAAGAAAAAGACTACACCAAAGACGAGATCGGCCAGTTCACCGACTTTATACGTGAAGAGATCAATCTGGTGCATCCGACCTATGTGCTGACGTGTGGCAGCCGGGCGACGTCGCTCTTCAACAACAAGAGCAAACCATCCGACCTGGTTGGACGCAAAGAGTATCTGCCGGAGCTGGATGTGACCGTTTTCTACGGATTTAACCCGAATATTTTGTACTTTCGCCCAGAGGAAGGCGAAAAGCTGGAAGCAATTCTTGCAGAGGTAGCGGAGACTATTAGCAAATGAACAAAGAGAACACCATGAAGGTGGCCAGAGAGAAAAGAGTTTATGGAAGTAAACAAGATTGGCGATGTAAGACAGTACAGGCTGAAGTGCCAAACCAGAGTCTCGCTATCCAACATTTTTGGTAAGAAGGTCGCTTAATATAATAAACAGGCCCGTTATATAACGGGCCTTTTAGTTAATAAATTCTATTATTAACTAGTATAGTATGGAGTTTATTATTTATAGGGGAATACGGATCGAAATCACTCATCATGACACTATTTGATTCGCACGCCTGTTCAAAGGCATACATAATTTTAGGCATATAGCGCTCATGACATTTTTTAAGTGATTTAACTTCCTCTGATAGATACTCTAGTCGATTGTTACCTCTAATAGCCAATTCCACCTCATCATATGAGTCCAACAAATCGTTTAAATTACGAAAAAAATCAAGAGTTGGTAGTCCCTGTTTTAAATCCCCGTCCACAATTGTTTCTTCAAAGAATTTCCCTAATGCAGTAATGTTTCTCTCAATACCTTCGCATCGTTCAATGATCTTCAGATCTTCACTAGATAGCCATAATCTAAGCCATTTCTCTCTATCCCTTGGAGATTTCAGATATTGGTCTTCGTTAAATGTTACTGATGTACTTCCTGAGTTATTGTAATCCGCTGTACTTGATAACGATGCGATGGTTTGTTTGTCTAAATGCCGCCAGTAAATATCTGGCTCTTCATGCTTATTATCTTCGTTTAGACAAATTAAAACGATCACTATAGGGAAATCGCATTCCCCCCAATACTTTAAATTTTTATAGGGGATCTGTACTCCTAGACTACTACTCATTGTGCGTGAGGTGGTTTTTACCTGAACGCCAATAAACATACCGGTAGAAAGTTCATTTTCATAGATTTCAACCTGTGCATCCAACCCCATATCAATATCCAGCAGTCGACAAGGCCATTTGAAATAACGAGAAATCCAATAAGCAAATAAGTACTCACCAGCGTGTCCTTCTGCGCTGGTCTTCGGATATGTCATGCCTTCAGTTTTATTTTTTTCTGCTGCTGACCTCGCAGTCTTAACTTTTGGGGGTGGGGACAGTTCTTTAGTCGGCACAGGCTTTTCTGCTTTTGCTTGATTGTTAGCTTTATTCATTGATTTTATTCTCACTTTGTTCTGTTCGCTTTATGCCCTGATTCTGCCCTTTAGCTCCCATACTGTCTACCGCTAATCATAGCAGTAAAGCTCTTTTTATTTGATACAATCAAATACACTAAAGTAAGTTGGAACCTATCAAAAATGAGTGCAGATATCTACGAAAAAATCATGTCCGATCTTGAATTCGACCGCGACAATCTGGAGGAAGTCTGGCGTCAGCAACCTCGCCTGTTGATGGAGTATGGTTCAAAGCTCGCCCATGCAGAAAGAAGTGTCGCAGAGGCAAAACTTAACCTTGAAGCTGTTGAAGCAAAGCTATACGACACAGAGCGTAAAAACTTGAGTATGAACGGCATTAAGTTCAACGAATCTGTACTAGACGCTAAGGTTAAAACAAACCCACAGTATCTATCTAAACGGCAGAAGTTGGATGAAGCACGGCACATCGCAGACATATACAAACATGCTGTTGCCGCCTTTTCGCATCGCCGAGACATGATTGTTCAGGCGTCGAAGATGGCCATTGTTGAATTAGAGCGATTAGGCTCTGAACGCTTTATTACTCCCCGTTGATTTTTGATAGATAATAAGTAAGTGCTGATCTATCATTTAACAGCTCGAAAGAGCCACGAATGAACGAAAGCCCAACGCGCATAGCGCCATCGGCCAAATCACAACAAGGAGAAACACATGTCTAAGACATTACTTGATTTGCTTAACAAAACTCGTGAAGACATTGCCGCCAAACGTGGTAACAACGTTGATCTGACTCGCTTAAAAGACGGCGTCAACTATATCCGCATCTTCCCGAATAAAGACGACCCAAACGGTAAGTTCTTCCAGACTTTCGGTATGCACTACGTTAAGTATCAGAACGAGGAAGGTAAAGAAGCAACCAACGCTTATATTTGTGAGCAACATACTCACGGTCGCGCTTGTCAGCTATGCGAAATGGTGATGGAAGGTCGCGCTCGTCACAAGGGTAACAAAGCAATGGAAGAACGCATCGGTCAAATGCGTGCCACTCCTCGCTACCTGGTCAACGGCATTCTTTCTGCTCGTGAGGATTTCGCAGATGCTGAGAAATGCCAGTTAATCGAGCTGCCGTCTACTGTATTCGATGATATCTGCAAAGCAATCACCGAAGACATCGCTGATGATATCGGCAATCCACTGAGCAAAGAGGAAGGCTACGCATTCCTGATTAAACGTACTGGCTCTGGTCGCGATACCAAATATGACGTCTCGCCTAAGCGTAAAGTCTACAAAGGCGATATCGAAGATAAATTCTGGAATACCCAGCATGATCTGATCGCATACGCAAATCAGGCTGATGAAACTCGTCTTCTGTCGACAGTTCGCACTATGGGTCGTCTGATTGGCATCGCTGCACCAACTGCCGCAGCATCTGCACCAGCAATTTCCTCAACCGCGAAAACATCGGCTGCGGCACTACCTGGATTTGGCTCTGTCACTGGTCATACAGAAGGAGCGACGGCTGTAGCTACCGCTCATACCCCAGCTTCTGAACCAACCAGTCTGGTTGATGAAGAAATCCTCCGTGCCGTTGAAACTGAATTTAAACCAGAAGCAAGTTCCGCTGCCGTTGCAGTATCAGTCAAAGAGTCTGAAGCAGTCGCAGCGACATCTGTAGCAGCCGCATCTGCGACGGAAGATGAAGGTCTGGATGACCTACTGAGAGAGCTGGACTCTCTGTAATCCCATTACGTGACCAGTAAGGCGTCTACGGACGCCTTACTTTTTGGAAGGAATGTACCGGTGAATTATCTCTTCGTAGATGGCAATAGCCTGGGTTATTACCACCAACAATCTGACAAATTGCACAACGGCGAAATGGAAGTACAGGCTGCTTTCGGCTTTGTTAAGAACGTCCGTCGTTATGCCTCCATCCTCCATGCCCGACCTATGATTCTTTGGGATGGATTTAGTGACAAGCGTCGCGACTTTTACCCGGACTACAAAGCAAATCGCGACGACGATCCTGATATGAAAAAGATGAAGGAAGGCTTTGCTATCCAGAAGCCATACATCCTCAAAATGATGACCGCGCTTGGAGTTACCCAACTCATTGCAAAAGATGCAGAAGCGGATGATCTGGCCGGGCTGCTGGTAGCCAGCATTGCACCGCAGCCAATCGTTGAACACATCTATCTGTTAACAGGCGATAGCGACTGGCTTCAGTTAGTTCGTGAAAACGTAAGCTGGGTAAGCCTGCGTGAAGACGCCAAAAACAAGCAGGTTAATTTTGAGCAATTTGCGGAGCTGACAGGATTCGCCACGCCTCGCGCATTTTTGGAAGCAAAAGCATTACAAGGCGATAACTCGGACAACATTAGCGGTGTTGGTGGCATTGGTGCTGGCGGTGCGAAAGAGCTGCTGCATGAATGGGGAAGTGTCGCAACGATGGTACGCGGCATCAACGACGGCTCAATCGTGGTTAATAAAGGGCGTCATAAGACCGCCTTCAACAAACTAGCGAAGAATGCCTTCAACGAGAAAACAGGCTGTCGAATGCTCGAAGCGTTCAAGAGAAACATCACGCTAATGAACCTGATTGAGACGAAGTTTCCGCCTACCGAAATCGAAACAATCAAAGGCAATCGTGACGTGAAAGCATTCGAGCAACTGTGCTACGAGCTGAATTTCCGTTCGTTCCTTGAAGACCTTGAAGTGTTTGTTCTTCCATTCGAAAGGTATTGCTAATGCTTAAATCGATTATCAATGGCGCTACAACCACCCCTGCCCAACTGGCAAAAGAGATTGTCTTTTATCACGGTGAGTACGCTGTCATCGCACTGCCGTCAATTCTAGGCGCTGCCGGAATGAAAGCGACAGATCGCGAGTTTGGATTAGTCAGCGAGCAGGTCGTAAAAATCCTCGCTCGTGTATCCAGACTCCTTAACCACGATGCGATTGTATTCGATGAATCCGCCGCTTTAAAACGAATCAACGAAACAAAAGGAGCCTGATCATGGCAAAAGGAAAATCCGCACTGGCACTTGCTCTGAAAAAGAAAATCGGTAGCAACGACGAAATTCAGAAAGTAACTCATTGGATTGATACAGGCTTTCCACCGTTAAACAAAGCTATTTCTGGTCGTTACGATGGCGGCTTCCCATGTGGTCGTATCGTCGAAGTATTCGGTCCTCCAAGTGCAGGGAAAACGTTCCTTGCAACAGCAGCGATGATCTCCGCTCAAAAACAAGATGGTCTGGCGGTATTCCTCGATCATGAAAACAGTTTTGACGTTGGCCTGGCTGTCGCCAATGGCCTGAACGCAGATGAGGATGACGGTCAGTGGGTATACAAGCAGCCAGATACCTTCGAAGACTCTGTAGAGTTGATCGGCACAATACTTAAATTGGTTCGTGATGAAGAGCTTATCCCCGAATCAGCACCAATCTGTATCGTGGCTGACTCTCTTGCGTCTATGGTTCCGAACTCCAAAGCGGAGAAGTTCGAAAAGATGGCTGAAGGCACTGCCAAAGACAAAGATCAGCTAAACATGAACGACAATACGGCACTGGCTCGTGCGACGAGTGCGAACTTCCCTACTCTGGCTTTGTGGGCACGCAAATACAACGCCTGCATCATCTTCTTGAATCAGGTTCGCACAAAAATCGGTGTAATGTTTGGCGACCCTACTACGTCGCCAGGTGGAGATTCACCGAAGTTCTACGCTTCTGTACGTATCCGTCTTGGTGCATCGGTGATGAAGGATGGTAAAGAGAAGATCGGCCAGGACGTAGGCGCAGAATGCATCAAAAACAAAGTTGCACCACCGTATGGCAAATGCACCTGGAAATTCTACTTCGATCCTACTCGTGGCCTCGACGTTATCGAATCGCTCGTCGAGTACATGCTGGAAGAAGGATACCTGCCAAAGAACGCCAGCGGGCGAGTTGAAATTGGTGACAAGAAATACACCAAATCGCAGATCGTCGAGATGTATCGGGAGAAGCCACTGGCTGAAATCATTGCGGCTTTGCAGGCAATCGACGACCGAAGAGCAAAAGACAACCCCACCGAGTCAGTAGAAGAGTAAACACAAGGCGTCCACAGGACGCCTTTTTTATCTCTTGAAAATATATAAGCACTTACTTATTATTTTCGCATAACAACCACATAGGAAAACACATGATCAAAATCTATCTATTGGCAGTAGCCACAGGCCTTTCAGTGGCTCTCATCTACGGTTTACTGGTTCCGTCGCTGATTTCTACCAAGAGTGATTTAGCCGTCATGTTTGGAGTTATCGTTGGTTTTGGTGCTCCTGTAATCGGTCTTATTGCTGGTCGTAAGTTTATCAACTCATTAATCAAAGCAAAGGGGAAATAAGTAATGAAGAAAGGTTTACTTGCAGTTGCTCTGGCGGCTATTTGCACAATGGGTCTTACTGGCTGTGATCGCGTGGAGCCTGGATACGTTGGCATCAAAGTAAACAAATTAGGTGAAGACAAAGGGATTGGTGAAGTGGTTGGCGTTGGTCGCCAATGGACAGGTCTTAACACCGAACTTTACGTATTCCCGACCTTCAAACAAATGAAGACCTACGACGAGCCGTTCACATTCCAGATGAGTGACGGTACTGCTATTGGTCACAAAATTGGCGTTGCGTATCTGGTTAATCGTGACAAGGTAACGACGGTGTTCCAGACCTATCGCAAAGGCGTAGACGATATCACCGAATCAGATCTGCGTCAGAAAATTGCCGACTCTCTAAACCGTTTGGCCAGCCGTATGACCACTGACTCATTTATCGACGGTGGTAAGGCACAATTGCTGGACAACGCACTGAAAGATATTCAGAAAGAGATGTCTCCGGTTGGTATTGAGGTACTGAGCCTGTCATGGGTTGGAAAGCCTGATTACCCAAAAACTGTCATTGAATCTATTAACGCCAAAGTAACGGCTAACCAGCGTACTCTGCAACGTCAGCAGGAAGTTGAACAACGTAAAGCTGAGGCGAATATGCTACGTGAACAGGCTAATGGTGAAGCTGATGCTATCCGTGCTCGTGCGCAAGCAGAAGCAGACGCCATTCGTCTGCGCGGTGAAGCTCTGCGTCAAAACCCGAACGTTATGGAACTGGAAGCCATCAATAAATGGAATGGCCAGTTACCGCAGTACATGACTCAAGGGGCTAACACTCCTTTCATTACAGTGAAATAACTCCCCTAAAAAGTTCAGGCGTCCAGTTGGACGCCTTTTTTATCGCAATTATCTTATTAAGAAAACAATTTGTTTAAAAGAATAAGAAAACATGACAGCTATTAAGAAACTCTACGATGCCGCAAACGTGGCTCTGGATGTTATTGATGATGAAGCAGCAAAAGGCTTTCCTGAACCTGATTGGGCGCATCAGCTACGAAACGCTATCGCCGAAATGAATCCACCAGATCCGACCACCGACGAGACAGACTGGCAGCGATTTATCCGTATGTACGCTCAGGAAATAGGTCCAACGCCAACGGCAGAGCAAGCAATGCTGCTGAAATACTTCAAAGAGGCGGGAGAGGATTTACCAATTGATGACTCAGCATATTGGTTCCACTGCGCATGGCGTAAGTATGACGTGATATTCACACAAGGCATGGGGAGCAAAGATATGGTTGTGTGGCATCTACTCCATATAGACACAGCCGTTGACAGAGTTATTGAACAGTTTTTCCCTAAACAAGAAGATTGATCGCCTATTCATAACTAACAAAATAAGTAAACACTAACCACAAAAGGAAAAACACATGAGAGTTTTAGTTCGAATCGTTACCAGCACTGTCTATGACGTGTTTCCGCTTTTTATGGTCAAAGCCGATGGCCTTAACGACGAAGAAACTGACGCGCTGATCCAGCGTATTCTCGTTGAATATACAGGTCATGACGCTGATTCAGTGATGGTTGATGATGATGGTGTTTGTTGGCATAACGGCAACTGTTGGTACGTAGAAGAGACTCAACAAATCAGTGATGAAGATGCCGCACATCTTGAGCGTATTTTAAGCATCAGCACTTTTGAGTGAGTTTACAGTAAAATTTATATAAGTTAGTATCTACCTATCATGAAGATTTTTATTGAATACTTGTTACTCATCGTTTCAATAGCTTTTGTCATCGACTGCATTTTCACCGGTGTCATTCGTAAAGTCTTTTCCCCGGTGAACGACGTAGTCATAAACGCTTTGGCTATCGTGCTCGTATTTAATTCAGCATTTGATGTAATCAAAGAGGTGGCAGCATGAAGGCCATCCCATTCGCGCTGTTGTTCCTTTCTTCGATCGTTGTGGCCGACACCACTGTTTATCAGTGTGAAATGTCTGTAGCCGACGTTAAGAATGGCGCTCTTACCGACGTCATAAAAGCACCATATGGAGCGATGGTCGTAGACAGCGGCGACCAGTTCTATGTTGTGCGTGACGATCGAGTGTTGTCATCCCCATATCTCACAAATCGTAATGGCAAATTAACCGGCGTCGGAGAAGACCACTTCGTATACAACAAATACAAGGGCTTCTATGGTGTTCACGCTTCTCAGCAAAGCTACCTTTTCGATGACTGCAAGGAGGTTGGATAATGGCATTAACACTGGCAGGTCTGGAAATCGAGAAAACAAGCGGCTACTGGCGTGCTAAGGGTTTCAAGCAGCCTGGCATTCTTGAGCGTCTGGAACGTGAAGATGGGTATATCGTCCACCAGCGGCGTGAATGGCGTATGTACGATCCAGAAACAGGAAAACTGACTACAAAAGCCGGAACACTTTGGGGTCTGTTAAAGAAAATACACTAAATGCAAACTGACTGCGGCACGTTCCGCAGTCATATTTCATAGTCGTCACCGCTGACAGCATACACAATCAACTACCGCTGATAGCATATCGAGAGTCTATCTCACCGCTCACAGCATACTTTACTCGATTTTTTACCGCTGACAGCATACTTAAGACATTGCATGAATAATGTGTACCGGTATGGGTATAACCAGAACAAAATTACCGCTGGCAGCATACGAAGGTCTGACATATACCATTAATTACCGCTGATAGCATATCCAAACAAAAATTCCTCAATAAAACACCGCTGACGGCATACGTTCTATCAGGGAGCAGCAGGCAATAAATGCCTTTCACTACAAGCAATCAGCGCAATAGCAATAGAATGTTAGTGAGCGCAAACCTATATGGAATGCACTCTTCGAGGTTAGTAACCACTGGGGAGGTATGACAGAGCATTGAGTGGTGATAGATGATTTACCGCCCACAGCATACGTTCATCTCACTATACCGCTGGTAGCATATCTTTAACCGTTCACAGCATACTTTTCAGAAAAATAGCCGCTGATAGCATACATTTCACCGCTGACAGCATATCAAAGCAGTTTGAGACTATTGGAAAGGATCTCAATCATCTTGATATTTTCAGGCGTCAAATTCTGCGAAAGTTCGGTTATCTTGTTGATAATGTTCTGTTTGGCATCAATTTCCCCAGCTTTCTCATCTAGTTTTTTGGGTTCGATGTCTTCAGGTTTTGGCGGTGCGACTTTGAGTTTTGGATTGCGGCTGTGAATCTGGATATAGATCGACCGCCCTCGTTTAATCTCGCTGTATTCGAGATAACCCAAATCTTGGAGAGCTTTTAAGCCGTTGCGTATAGTCTGATTCTGCGAGCTGACATTCCTGCTACTCAAATTGAGTCGCGCACGCAATCGAGCAAGCGACACCGGCGCAGGCTTGGTTGGAAGACTTTCGATGAAGGTGTACAGAGCCTGTGCTGTTTCTTTGCGTGGTAGCTTATTGATAACCTTTAACTGCAAAAGAACCTTATGGTCAAAGCGATATAGTTCGGCCAGCTTCGGTTCTGCATAGAACACCACCGTATCTTTCTGCTCGTTGTAGTCCACGCTATTGATGAGGTGCACCATCAGAAGCGAGATCTTGTTAGAGCCGTCGACGTTCTTTTCTTCATACGTTCTCTGGAAAGACAGAGTTGTACGCATGATCTTCAAAAGACTGTTTGTAAGCCGGTCGCGGAGTGTTTTGCGGATCTGTGACGATGGATAGCCACAAAACTTCGCAAATTTCGTGATGCTTAACTCGACACGACCGTTAGGTTCGCCGTATTCTGCCAGCGAACGCACAACGCCCACCCACGTTTTGAAATCATGATCCATGTCGAGACGAGGACCGGTTATCTTGATATCGGAATAGCCTTCAGAACGGGCTACTTCGAGCTGAACAAGCTCCTTTGAAGCATCGATCTCATTTGGCTTGTTACGCTTGCTGTATTTTGTCCCCTTGAGCGTGGGCACGAACAATCCCAGCCGCATCAACGCAATTGGTTGGACTGTATTGTTGCTATTAGGGACAAGTTCCCCTGTGTACAATTCAAGGGAACCTTCTTCAAAGTTGTCGAGATTATCTTCTACTTCTTTGTTATTTTTACCTTTTTTATTTTTTGTGGACATGTGGACACCTTTGTCATTCAACCGCTGACAGCATACTTGATTTGCCGCTGACAGAATACCAAAAACAGTTGGCAGCATACGGTGAACCGCTGACAGACTATCAATTACCGCTGACAGCATACATGAACATGGCTTCAGACCAGTCGTGGCGCGGCTTACAGCGATCGGGGATCTTATTTGATCTATACAAGGATCTATCTATGGATCTCTTTATTAGGATCTATCCTGTGGATATGTGAATAATTAAAACAGGCATTTACTACCTTCGGCGCACCTGGTGGGTTATCGTTGCCTCGGCTAACAATCACAGAAAAATGACATATGGATCTAAAACGCACGCGCTGGGTTCGTCGTCTTGAAGACGGATCCTACACTATCGAATCAAATTCCAACCTGAATAAGCAGAAGTTGCTTTGTGACATCTGCGGTATAGCGGCGAAGTGCCCGATCTACGAAACCAGAATTAAACTTGATAAGGCTGGTGTGAATTTTCATTTAAACAGTTGCATCAGGTACGTTCCATTACTCGCATTTCGTAAACCGATCATCGGATTGGATGCCCCCTACTTCAACACACTCCGTTCAGGTGTGACGTGGCGAGATCGTTTATCACCAGACAAGCTGATTTGCCTCGTATCCGCAGACACAGGAAAAATCATCCGTTTTGGGAAAGTAGACAAGGTTTACTCAGGCCCAGTAGACGAAATGTTGCGGAAACACAGCCGGTTTAATCATCTCTGTATGGGTGGTGAGAAAATCGAGAAGGTAGAAGACGTGATCCGCAAATCCTACGGACACTTTCTGACCAAAGATAGCCTGCTCACCGCAATCTACATCAGACATGTAAAACGTGAGTTCGACCTCGAATACCACAGCGAAGAAGAGCTTAACCTTGTTGACCCACGTCCAAAAGCTGGCGTCATAAGCATAAACGCAGCGCGTAAAAAGCCCACTGACGCGCTGTAACCCTCCAGATCGTATATTGGCGTAGATAGAATCTACGCCTCCTCAAAATAGCTCTCATAGCGTTCTACAGTGATCCTGTCTTATTTTTAGTCATACAGACAAGCAAAGTTGCGCCACAATAAATAGGTATATACTTACTTATAAATTTTGTATATTAAGACGCTCGTTTCATTCCTAACATACCGTTATGCATAGTTGTTTACCTTCTCATTGCTCTTAAAATTTGTATCAAAATAACCACAAAGGAAAAACACATGACTTTGCCATACGGCGTCATTTCTGACTGCCACTACCACAAATGGGATGCGTTCTCCACGACGAACGCAGAGGGGCTTAACTCCAGACTTGAAATACAGTTGGAAGCAACGAAAGAAGCAGCCATCGCCATGAAGAAGGCCGGTTGTAAGTACATGTTGGTTGCCGGTGATACATTTCACGTCCGAGGAACTGTGTCCCCTTCTGTTTTGCATTACGTAACTGAAACGTACAAGTGGATTATCAACGAGCTTGATCTGATAGTAGTAATGCTGGCCGGTAATCACGATCTTGAAACCAACGATTCAGTATATAGCGCCAACGCAGCAGCATCGCTGAGTTCTATCGGCGTGGTAATCGTATGTGGCAAGCGCCCACACTCAATAAAAATTGGTGATGTGACTGTCCACCTGATTAGCTGGCGTAACAATCATGCGGAGCTTATCAGCGATCTGAAAGCATTACGTAAGAGCGTAGAAGGTGATAACCATGACGTTGTTATCCATACATCCATTAACAAAGCCATTCCAACAATGCCTGACGTCGGTATCGATGCGCAGGAGTTAAAGGATATCGGCTTTCGTCTCGTGCTTAGTGGGCATTACCACAACCACAAAGAGGTCATTCCTGGAGTTATCAGTGTCGGTGCGCTGACCCATCAAAATTGGGGAGATGTTGGATCTCTGGCTGGTTACATGATCGTAAACCCGGACGGCAGTTTCAGTCACTACGAAACCAGTGCGCCTAAATTCATTAACCTGGAAGATTATGTTGCCGATGACCAAATTCGCGGCAACTACGTGCGTTTCCGCGCCGTAATCGAGAACGATGAAGAAGGCATTAAGTACCAGAACATCCTTAAAACAATGGGTGCAAAAGGTGTTGTGTGCAACTTCATCCGTAAGTCATCAATGATGGAAGGGACAGCAAGCACAACGGAAACCAGCAAAATCGATAGCCTGGGAGAGTCGGTATCTGCTTATTGCAAGATTGTCCACGATACTGACGGCGGATTTGATCTGAGCAAGTTGGATATTTTGTGTCAGGAAATCCTCACCGAAGCGGAGAGTTCGGAGGCTGTGTGAGGCAAAGTCGTTATGGGAGCTTTCGAGACTTTGCCATCACGATGAAAAGACTTGAACGAGGCCAGACGGTGATGTTTCACAAGCCCTACCCGCCACAAGGAAATCCCGTAGCGTTTTATCTTGGAAGGTTAACAAGAAAAGGCGTATTGAGGCGCAGATCCTTCCCGGCGCATACGGAGTTCAGATTGAAAGAAGGCCAAAAGCTAACACACGGTATCAGAGGTGTTATATGAAGTTTTTAAAGCTCCAGGTTGAGAATTTTATGGCTATCGCCAGCGCGGAGGTCGAGTTAGATCAGCGTGGTTTAGTGCTCATTCAGGGTGTTAATAGTGATGATAGTTCCGCATCAAGTAATGGCTCTGGAAAGTCAACGCTAATGAATAGCCTGATGTGGTGTCTTTATGGCGAAACAGCTCATGGTGTGAAGGGTGACGATGTGTTGTCTACCGACCATGAAAAGAACTGTCGTGTTGCAGTAACCATCGAGGATGAAGGCAAGAGATATGCGATCATTCGTCACCGTAAACACAAAGAGTTCAAAAATCGGCTTATCGTTCGTGGTGAAGACGGCGATATGACGAAAGGCAAAGATGCGCTGACGCAAGAGTTCGTCGAGCGTCTGATCGGTGCATCTAAAGAGGTTTTCATGGCTTCCATCTATGCGAGCCAAGAAGCTATGCCAGATTTACCTGGAATGTCCGACAAAAACCTCAAAACCATCGTAGAAGAAGCCGCTGGCGTTGACAGACTGACACGCGCCTACGCTATTGCTCGTGAGCGAGCTAATGCAGCTGCCGCACGTATGGATGTGGTTAAAACCAAATTGGAGTCGACAATCTCGACCATTGAGGCAACACAGTCAGAAATTGAGTCAGCGAAAGCCTCCTCTGAATCATGGGAGCAAGAGCGTTCTAAACGTTATGACGATGCCCTGGCTGGGCTGGCCAGTGCCGAAGTTGAGTTAACGGAAGTTGAACTTGAGATCCGCACTCTTCCCGAACAGATCCGTGATACCGAGAAGGCAATCGAAAGTGAGCGCAAAAAGTTAGCCTCAAAAGAAGAACATGACGCCAAGTTGCTCAAAGTTCGTGGTGCGATAACTGATATTCGGGCAAGCATCAAAGCTACAGAAAATAGTCAGGCTGATGCAATGAACCGCGCGCGTAATTTTAAGACCAAAGCAGAAGAGGTTGGTACTAAAGTGGGATCACCATGCCCTACTTGTGGCAAAGCCTACTGCGAAGAAGATCTATCAACGGTGAAGGAGAATTTCATTGAACAAGCACGTCAGGAAATTGGTCAGGCGAAGACACTTGCAGAGGCAATGGCTAAACACAAAACGAATCTTGAGAAAGCGTTAAGCATTGAGTCTGCCCTTGTTAAAACGACACCTGATGTAACGGCTATCATTGCCCGGATTGAAGAGCTTACGAAACAACTCTCATCTTTGCGTCATCGTGAGAAGGAGGTTGTTGCTATTGAGTCTCTTGTGACTCGTGCTCGTACTGAGGTCGATCGTATATCAAAAGAGATTAATCCGTTTATTGCTCTTATCGCCAGACACGAAGATAACCTGGTATCCAGTAAGTCTACCTTCAAGTCCTTAAAAGATGAGTTGAAGGCTATTCAGGAACAAACGTTGCTATTGGAAAAAGCTCGTCAGGTCTACTCTCCTGCCGGGGTGCGTTCTCATATTTTGACGTCTGTTACGCCTTTCCTGAATACACGCACTGCCGAGTATCTCAATACGTTGTCTGACGGGAATATTACTGCTGAGTGGTCGACGATGGATGTCACTAAAAAAGGTGAGTATCGCGACAAATTCAACATTAGTGTGCAGAAGAAAGGTTCAAGTAAGTCGTTCCAGACCCTCTCTGGTGGTGAGAAGCGGAAGGTTCGCATTGCGTGTTCTTTGGCATTGCAGGATCTGGTTAGTAACCGGGCGAGTAAAAACATCGATTTGTTTATCGGCGACGAAATTGACGATGCACTCGATACAGCCGGTCTTGAACGCCTCATGGGTATTCTGGAGTCCAAAGCTCGCGAGCGAGGTACTGTGCTGATTATCTCCCATAAAGAGATGAAGTCATGGTTCCGGGAAACTATTACGCTGGAAGTTAAAGAGGGGCGCAGCTATGTCGTTTAAATTAAGCCGCTCGCAGTTTTTGCAGGTATTTGCAGTGATGCAGTCGATAAAACTGATCAATGGGCATACTTCCAATGGTGCGGCTCCACGTATTCTGTGGGGCAGCAACAATATTGACGGAGTACAATTCGCCGCGTTGCTTGGTCTAATATCCGAGACGCCATTGATGCAAAGTTTGAAATCACTACCACCTGGATGTATTGCGCCGATCCTGATTAATCCTTTTGTTGAGGGGGGATATCTTCCCAACGTCGGGCCTGGGTTTATTGCATCCCATGAAACTGAAGATCTTAACATTAATAGCGAAGGGTTCTTTGGGGGAATGGGTGCGCATCACTGTATGGCTTTCACGAACCTTATTCGACTTGCCAATAAGCGGGTGGATAGTTTGGCATCGCCAGGTGATGCTTTTACTGGTTTCCTTATCCAAAGGAGGGATAAAAAGTACAGTGCGGACAAACTACAGTTTGTTGGTAAGTATGGAGAAATGGTAGAAATCGAACTTCAGCTCCCTCATGTTTTAGCAAACGATAGTGCAGACAGTCGGAGGCTGTTGGGCATCATGCGTCATTTCATAGCAAGTGGTGTAAAACATGCCGCAGATAAACATGCCGCAGATAAACGTGTCACGCAGGAAAATGAGTATTCAGACTTTGCAAACTATCCCCAACCAACGTTGCAAACGGCAATAGTAGCCAATTCGTTGGAGGCGAGATTATTGGAAAACCCTATATGGGGAACATGGTAAGGAGACTATATGAGTAAAAAAATCAGCGTAGTTGGTGTTGATCCCTCAATGAGCAACTTTGGGCTTGCTGTGGGCACTTTAGACCTTGAGACGGACGAACTTGAGATTCACGGCCTTACTCTTGTTGAGACTAAAGCGGGGAGTAACAAAAAGACCGTTCGTGTGAACAGTGACGATCTGCGCCGAGCCAGTGAAATATGGCGTGTTGCGAAGCCAATCATTGATAAGGCAAATATGGTTTTTTGTGAGCTACCGGTTGGGAGCCAAAACTCTCGTTCGCAGACGTCTTACGGTATTTGTATCGGTGTACTTGCGTGTGTGGATAAGCCATTGATCCAGGTTACTCCAAACGAAATCAAGCATTTTGTCGGCAATAAACTTACTACATCGAAAGAAGAGATTATCCAGTGGGCTACGAAAAAACACCCTAAAGCACCGTGGCTGCGTCGTAAGCAATCTGGACAGGATGTTCTCGTGAACAAAAACGAACATTTGGCTGATGCGGTGGCTGCCATCCATACCGGTATGCAAACAGATCAGTTCCGCCAGGTGCGCGATGTTCTTAAGTCTCTCATTTGATTTCATTGATAGGTAAGTGCTTATCTATTAACATGGGCCACTATATTTAGTGGCCCTCTTTATTTGGTGATACATGATAAGCATCGTAAAACGTAACGGCCAAACAGAGCCGTTATCCGAAGAAAAATACAACCGCGTCGTAATGTATGGCGTAGAAGGCATTCGTGGTGTAAGCGCATCCGCTGTAGCAATGGGAGCTGCGGCCAGCATTTTTGATGGGATGACCACCAGCCAGTTGCATGAGGCTTTGGTTAAATCTGCCGCTGATTTGATCTCACCAGAAGCACCAAATTACTCACAGGTGGCTGCCCGCCTGAACATTTTTAAAATCCGCAAAGATGCCTTCGGTCGTTACGACTATCCGAACTTCTACCAACACATTGTCAAGAACGTTAACAAGGGCGTTTATGACAAGGATTTGCTGACACATTATTCGTTTGAAGAGATCGAAGAACTCGGCAATTACATTAAGCCGAAACGTGACGATCTTTTTGGCTATGCAGCTACGGTGCAGTTGCAAAGCAAATACCTCGTTCAAAACCGTGTTACTGGTGAGATTCATGAGGGACCGCAACATATCTATATGCTGGTAGGCATGTGTCTGTTCCAGAATTGGGAAGACGACTGCGCTGGCAAAACACGTATGGAGATGGTCAAAGGTTTCTATGACGTTACAAGTACGTTCAAACTGTCTCTGCCCACACCAATCATGGCCGGCGTCCGTACTCCAACCCGTCAGTTCTCCAGTTGTGTGCTGATTGAGTCTGGCGATAGTCTGAAAGGGATTAGTGCAGCTTCAGCCGCAATTATCGACTACGTTTCACGTCGTGCTGGAATTGGTATTGGTTTTGGCCGTATCCGTGCGCTGGGCAGCGAGATCCGCAATGGTGAAGCCACCCATACTGGAGTTATTCCATTCCTGAAGCATTTCCAGACGGCTGTTAAATCTTGTTCGCAAGGTGGTGTTCGTGGTGGCGCAGCAACAGCGTTTTACCCGATCTGGCATCTTGAAGTTGAAAGTCTGCTGGTGGTGAAAAATAACCGTGGTATTGATGAAAACCGCGTTCGCCATCTTGATTACGGCGTCATGAGTAACCGTCTAATGTACCGTCGACTCGTCAGAAGCGAGAACATCACTCTGTTCAGCCCGCATGATGTGCCTGATATGTACGAAGCCTTCTTCACAGACCAGGAGCTGTTTGAAAAGCTGTACCATAAATACGAAGCCGATGATTCAATTCGCAAGAAGTCAGTACCTGCCATTGAGCTGTTCTCATCTCTGATGCAGGAACGAGCGTCCACGGGCCGAATTTATATTGCGAACGTCGATCATATTAATGAGCATGGCGCTTTCATTCCTGCTCTTGCACCTGTTCGCCAGTCAAACCTGTGTATGGAGATCACCCTACCCACCCGTCCACTGGCATTTACCGACGACCCGAACGGTGAGATCGCGCTATGCACTTTATCCGCTTTTAACCTCGGAGCCATCCGTTCACTGGAGTCTCTTAAAGAGGTGGCGTTCTATGCCGTTGCTGCACTGGATTCGTTACTGGATTATCAAGACTATCCGATGGAGGCAGCCGAAGTGCCTGCCAAAGCTCGTCGTAGCTTGGGAATTGGTGTAACCAACTTTGCTTATTACCTGGCAAAGAATGGCGTTCGTTATTCTGATACCGCTGGCAATAAACTGGTGCATGAAACGTTCGAAGCTATCCAGTATTACCTTCTTGATGCCAGCTGCCGACTTGCTGAAGCAAAAGGTGAGTGTGACTGGTTTGAGCAGACCAAATACGCAATTGGTCAGTTGCCGATCGACCATTACCGTTCTTCATTAGACGAAAGTGGCGAAACCAACTTTGAGTTAAAGATGCCGTGGGAAGAACTGCGTGAACGTATTGCAAAATACGGCCTTCGCAACTCCACACTGACGGCACAAATGCCATGCGAGACTTCCAGCCAGATCACTAATTCCACCAACGGCATCGAACCGCCTCGTGGCCCGGTGTCAGTGAAATCTTCTAAGGACGGCATCGTCAAGATGGTCGTGCCTGAGTTTGAAAAACTGAAGGAACAGTATGAATACCTGTGGGATATGCCGGACAACCGCGGCTATCTGACAAAGGTGGCGATCATCCAGAAGTTCTTTGACCAGGCTATTTCAGCCAATACCAACTATGACCCTTCTCGCTTTGAAGGCGATAAAGTCCCAATGATGACGCTACTGTCAGATTTGCTTCTCGCCTACAAGATGGGAGTTAAAACGCTTTACTACCACAACACCAGAGATGGGGCAGGAAAGCGTGATGACGACGAACCGCAGAATCCACTGACGCAAGCTGTAGCCGTCGAGCCAGAAGATGAGTGCGACGGAGCCTGCAAAATCTGACATATGGTGGGGGATATCCCCACCTTCTCTTTGATTTGTAAGCCTTGTTTAAACACATAAGATAACAACTTGTTTAAACGCACCAAAAAAAGAAAAAGGAAAAACACATGTCATATTCAACGTTCCGTTTGGGTGCTAATGATGCAACCAAAGAGCCTATGTTCCTCGGACAATCTGTCAACGTGGCACGTTACGATCAGCAAAAATACCGTGATTTTGAAAAGTTGATTGAACGTCAATTGTCTTTCTTCTGGCGGCCGGAAGAAGTTGATATTTCGAGCGATCGTATCGACTTCAACACGAAGCTGCGGGACCACGAACGTCACATTTTTCTGAGCAATCTCCGTTATCAAACGTTACTCGATTCAGTTCAGGGACGTAGCCCAAATGCAACGCTGCTGCCGCTTATCTCTATTCCTGAACTGGAAACGTGGGTTGAAACGTGGTCTTTCTCTGAGACTATCCATAGCCGTAGCTACACCCACATTATTCGTGGCATGGTGGACGATCCGAGTATTGTTTTTGACGGTATTGTTACGGATGAAGAAATCATCAACCGAGCGATCAGTATCTCTGCTGAATATGACAGGCTTTATGGGATGACATGCGAGCGCCAGTCGTTAGGTGAGAAGGAGTTTGAACGTCTGTACGTAAATGAATATGGCTGGGAGCCATACCCTTTGCATCGTCAGCTTTTCCGCACGTTGGTGTCCATTAATGCGCTTGAGGCGATCCGTTTCTATGTAAGTTTTGCATGTACGTTTGCCTTTGGCGAACGGAAGTTGCTTGAGGGTAACACCAAAATTATGCGCTTTATTGCCCGTGATGAAGCTCTGCATTGCGAAGGAACTGAACGCATGATCCGCTTCATGCGTACCGGTCGCGAAGGTTTATTGTGGAAAGAGATTGCTGCTGATGAAGAAAACGTCATTTACGACACCATGAAATCAGTCGCCGAACAAGAAATGAACTGGGCAGACTATCTCTTCAAAGACGGTTCGATGATTGGTTTAAACGCGGATATTCTGAAGACCTATGTAAAATACCGCACCAATCTGGCTATGAATCGTCTTGGCCTGAAGGCTTTATTTCCAGAAGTTACCACAGATCCGCTGGTCTGGATGAACAAGTGGTTGTTAACCGACACACTGCAAATTGCACCACAAGAGGCAGAGCAAAGCACATATCTGGTAGGTCAGATCGATTCTACCGTGGATAAGGCTTCTCTAAGCCAGTTTGCAGACCTGTAAACCGATACAAAGCATTATGTGGCCTGGCAACGCTGGGCCACAATGGATCACAAGAATTAAGAAGGAACAAAACTAGCATGAACTTTACCAAACTGACTGACCACCTGAAACTTGCCACCGATCGTCTCATTGGATTTAAGCCAGAACCATATGAGTTGCATGAAGGTCATGGTGTAGCTACTGAAAGTATTTACAAGATGGTCGATCAGTTTCATGAACTCTTCCAGCATCCGAGACGCGTTATGCCGACACCAGAGCTGCTTCGTCTCCGTGCAAGCCTGATTCATGAAGAAGCTGTAGTGGAAGGTATTCCAGCCGCAATGAATGGGGATATTGAGCAACTGCTGGATGCAATGGCCGACTTTTTATACGTTGGTGTTGGTACGATGGTCGCCATCAAAGGTGGTATTTCTACCGGCATGACCTATTACACGCAGGAACAGAGCATTGATCGCTTTATGCAGACAATTTTTGTGCCCGGTAACACTGTTTTCGATGATATGGCAATGCCATTTCAGGAAGCTCGTGAGGCGTCATATATGCTCGAAGAGCTGGCAGATAAACTTGAGAACAAGACTGTTAAGGATTCTGAGCTGATTCAGGAACTGCGCCGTGTCATGAACAAAATCTATGTGGCGTGCATGATGACCTATCGACTGGCTGATTTCCTCGGTATCAATGTAGTCGAGCTGGTTGGCGAAATTCATCGGTCTAACATGACAAAATTATGGCCTGCTGATGTCGAGGAACGTCGCCAGGCTGTGGCCAACTGCAAATACGACTCTTCAGACCTGGGATTTCGCCATGCTGATGGTACCGATAAGATGATCGGTTTTCGAATTTCCGATGGAAAGATTCTGAAGTCTCCAACCTATAGTGATGTCGATTTATCCTCCTTTGTTGAGCAAGCTAAAGCCTCAGCAATGTACGGAATGATCAAAAAATAATTGTAGGTAGTTATCTATCTATGTATATTGTGTTAGCGCGTTAAATTCCTGAAACAACTATTCGTTTTGGTGGCCTATGGCCACCATTTTTTTATCTATCTGGCCTTGTTCCCTCAATAAATGTAAACTCACGTAATGAATAAGTGATTACTTATCTTTGTGAGGTTTTTGTGTCACTCCTTTTGAATCGTGAGCATACGAACGGTCAGGTAACAAACGCATCGTATGCAAAAGTTATTGAGACGGTGCTTAAAAGCGGCGTGCAGGCTGATGATCGCACAGGCACTGGTACTTTAAGCACCTGCTACGTTCCCTCTTACTACATGCTTACTGGTGGGACTGTGCCGCTTATTTCTGGAAAGGCGGTAAATCTTAAGCCACTGCTTGTCGAACTTGAGTGGTATCTGAAAGGCACGGGCAACATCCAATTTCTCAAGGATAACGGCGTTAAGATTTGGGATGCATGGGCCGATGAGAATGGCGATTTGGGGCCAGTTTACGGTAAGCAGTGGCGTCGATGGGAAGATACCCGCATCGTGAGCCATAGTGAATATCTGAGCAAGATCGCTACTTTCCGTGAACGCGGGTACAAAGTCGAGGGATACCTAGGTATCAGTGAAGATCGCGTAGTGCTGTCCCGTGAAATCGATCAGCTACAGCGTATTGTCGATACACTGCGCACGAACCCTACCGATCGTCGCATCATGCTTAACGCATGGAACGTAGGCGAGCTTGAGGATATGAAACTGCCACCTTGCCACTTTGTCTTCTCTTTGTGGAGTCGTGAGCTTGATTTTGAAACCCGTTTAACGATGGCAACTGACATTGGTCTTCAACACAGTCGCCTCGGTTACGAGTCTATCTACACCAAGATGCTATACGATCTGGAGATGGACGGCAGTGTTACTGAAGCTGAACTGGATGAACTTGGAATCCCCAAACGCATCCTCAACTCCTGCCTCGTACAGCGTAGCGTAGACACTTTTGTTGGTATGCCATTCAATATTGCTGGCTATGGCATTCTCACTCATTTTCTCGCGAAGATTACGGGTCACATGGCCGGTGCATTTGTGCATTTTGGCTTTGACGTGCATTTGTACAACAACCACATGGAAGGTGTGTGTGAGCTAATGAAACGACAGGCTCCAGAGCATTCAGATCCGGTCGTTATTTTCCCTCATGAATGGTCAGAGTTGGATGATTTCAAATGGGACGAGGTTTTAATTCTTGGCTATGACCCTCTATCGTGGATCAAGGTTCCAGTGGCGGTGTGATATGGCAAGAGGTATGTATGTCTTATGCGAAATTGAAGGTGTGCTGGCAAATGCCAGCCATCGTAAATCAGTATCTGACGCGGATGCAGGCCAGCTCATTGCCGGTGATGAACTCATTTTCCCCACCAGCCGTATGTTGCGTGGTTTTGCTCGCTCAGGGGCTGAAGTGGTGCTTATCAGTAGCCGCTCTGAAACTCTTGAAGCGCCAACTAAACGATGGCTGAAAGATTTTGGCGTTGATTATGACTGGCTTCATCTCGTACCGAATGGCACCAGTTATGAGAAGCATATTAAGCGCACATTAGCGGAGCATAAAGGCGATCTGCTTATCGCTGCGCTGGTGCACGATCCTCGACTCCGTGCCGCTTTAGCCGACTCTCACCATCGACCGGTCATCTATGAGGTGAGCAAATGAAGATGATCGCTGCTGTTGGCCGTAACTATGAGATCGGCATAGCGAATGAACTCCCCTGGCGTTGTTCTACCGATCTGAAGCTATTTAAGAGACTCACCAAAAACGCCACTGTCGTTATGGGGCGTAAAACGATGGAAAGTCTCAAACGCCCTCTTCCAGAGCGTCATAACCTCGTTTTGACGCGCTCTCATGGCTTTGTACCAAATGGATTCTACCCTGCTGGTGTGGATGATGTGTTGCGATTACCAGAGCCTGTGTGGGTGATTGGCGGGGAACAAATTTACTCGCTATTCATGCCGCATGTTGAAGAGATTTGGCTCTCCCACATCGGCGTTGATGTGCCAAACGCCGATGCATTCTTCCCGGCAAGCATGATGCGTAATTTAGGCTTTGTGCCTGTTGAAACAGCTTATACCCAACGAGCCAGCGAGGAAGAGCCTGGCTTTTCGCAGATCGTATACAGAAGGTCGTAATGGATTACCGGATTGGGATCACTGGTGCTCAGGGCAGTGGGAAAACAACCCTGGCTAAATATATCGACAAACATTACGGAATCCCTTACGTGGATGCTGGTGTCGGAAGTTTGATGAGCCGCCTCGGTGTTCGAGTAGGTGATTCTATGCCTCTATATGAGCGGCTTCAGATTCAAATGGAAATAGCAAAGCATATAGAGCTACTTACGCGTGGTGTTGAAGGCTTTGTTATCGATCGCACACCTGCTGATGTTATGGCCTACACGTTGGATTTGGTCGGCCATACAAATGAAGATCGGTGTATTGAGTTAGCCCTAGATATCGAAAAGTTTTGCCACAAAACTGCTATTTCAAACTTTAACGCCATTGCTGGCCTACGCCCGGGGGTCGCTCTCTCAGAGCGAGATTACTTGCGGTCACAACGAGCATCATTAGACCGTCTGTATGTCGCTCGTATTGATGCGTTGATGTGCGGGGAACTGACAAAAATTCACCTGCATCCGCAAAGGGGAGATCTGCAAACCTTCGTCGTTTCCAACCGGTATCGCACAGTTGAAGCAAGAGCCAGATCAGTGATGAGAATGCTAGATAACGCTGTAGAAAAGATAGAAAACCGGTTCTGTGGCCGAGTGACCGTTCATTAGAAATTGTTCGCCTCTTCGACATTGCGACAATAAAACTCTCAAAATGGGTTAAGGATAAAAAATGTTTAGTGAAATGTTGCTTGAAGATGAACTGGATCGGAAAACAACAGAGGCTTTGATTCGTGTAGCGGACGAACATTCCCGGTCGCTTATGAGCGATCGAGAGGCTCGTCTGGCTATTCGTGCCATATTCGAAACTGCGCAGGGGCTTGTTGGTACACAAGTGGGTGAAGCCATTAACATCGCCATGTCTCAGTTCAGTGAAGGCAGTAAAAAGCCTCTGTTTCCTATGCATTTGATGCTGGCTGGTGGCACGGTGCTTTATATCTCTGTTTGTCTGGATAGCAACCAAATCAATATTCTCAACACTGTGTCAGGTAAGTGGAAAGATCCGATTGTCTGTGAAACCAGTGAAGAAACTTTGAAAAAAGCGGCTCAATTTGTACGTAGCGCACTACTTAAGGGCGCTAAGAAGTTGTAAGGAGTTCTGATGACAACGATTGTTGCAGGCATCGATATCGAGTCTACGGGACTGGATTTCCTTGCTGGTCATAAAATTATTGAAATCGCAATTACCCGCTATGAACTGGAGACACAGAGACATATTGATAGTCTGGAGATGCGTTTTAACCCTCGCAGAAACATAGATCCGAAAGCTCAAGCCGTTCATGGCATTTCATTGGAACAGCTCGCAGCTGAACCTTTGTTGTCAAATCATGCCAGCGAAATTGGCGCTTATATGGGGGCATGTAGTGTGTGGGTTGCTCATAACGGCGAAGCATTTGATATACCATTTATTCGACACGAGTTTTCAGGGTATGGAGTAAGACTGCCAGAAGTTCCTGTTATAGATACTATGTTATCGGGATTGTGGGCCACAGAAGACGGTAAACGTCCCCGCCTTGAAGAGTTGGCCTTCTCTCTTGGCTTTATATACGATCATGCCAAAGCACATAGTGCCTTATATGACACAAACTTAATGATGCAATGCTTCTTTAAGGCACGTAATAAGTACGGATTTTTTAAATTACCCTCTGAAATTGTGTAAAACAAAAGCCTACTTTAAAAAGTTTAAAGTAGGCTTTCTTTTAAAGAACAGTCGCCTTTCAATCATTTCCTGCCTGTATTTAATACTTTTCCGCCTGATAGGTTTAGTCAAAATGTAGCCATCGAAACGCAAATGTAACCAAACAGAAGGAGACTTACATGAGTTCGGTTGAAAATGTAATGACAAATGATGATCTGGACGAGCTGGCAGCCATGTTGCAATCACTTGATGAACCAGTAAAAAAAGCTGCGCAGGTTGAAAATACTGATGATATTGACGATCTGCTGCTCGGCCTAGATGCTGGCGTAGCCATGAGTTCTGATGATGTTGCCGAAGAACTGTTCAATGAAGAAAAAGCAGGTGATTTCAGCTCAGCTTTAAATGAGTTGGAGTTAGCGCATGAGCCTATAAACGTAATTAACGCTGAAAGTGGTGAAGCTGCCGAAAACGAACCAGAACAGTTGGGGATCATCGAGGTTGAAGGGTGTGTTGAGATTAATGATGAATTAAAAGTTCAACAGTCAAATGATAGCAACACAAATAAAAAAGCGCGTACTGCAAGAGGTCCTCGTTTTGCTCTAAGTGATAAAGATGATGCGTTTTTCAATAAAGCGGGTTTAGAGAAAGATATTTTTTTAGACGCTTACGATAACGCGCCTGTCAAAGCAAAGGATAAGATATTAAACCTTCTTAATTGGTTTAGCGGAGGTCCAGATATTAGTGTTTACACGGTAATTTCCATGAGACACCTTCTCACAGAAAAGAAGGCTACAAGTAATAGTATTAAGATTGCTTTAATGAGCAATCCAGAAAAACCGTATCCGCTTAACACTGCGTCAACTCAGGCTGGGCAAATGATGGCTGTATTTCCAGCGACAGGAATTGCCGTTAGAGACGGTGGAAATCTAACATTGAACGAAGAATCACCGATCGTTAAGAAGTTTGTCGCGGAGTACACTATTGGATGACGTTCCCCTACTGAAAATAAAGCCCATAGAGAGCTTTATAGTGCTGGGTAAGCCAATCACATACCCAGCACCACAAAAACGCGCCAGAGAGCTTCTCGTTTGCATTTCTGGCGCGTTTTATTTGATTGCCAGACATAAAATCAAATGCAAAAATAGGTATTTACTTACCTATCGAGAAAGAAGATGATTGCAGCCGAAAAAATCAAACAGCGAAAGCGCGACAACTCTCTTCGTGACCTCTGGAGAACACCTGACTGGCTGTTTTCTGCCATTCAACGTTATCTTGGAGTGACATTTGATGTTGACGTTGCCTGCAACAAGGACAATGCAAAGCTGCCTAATTTCATAGGCGTTGAGCGTGATGCTTTGAAATCTGAATGGGGACAGCCAGGTACAATTGCCTTCCTCAATCCACCCTACTCCAAAATCTCCCCCTGGATTGATGCGGCTATACGTGAGCAGGCTCGCGGAGTTACAACAGTGATGCTAATTCCTCAATCCCTAGATACAAAGTGGTATGAGCGTGCAACAGAGTGTGCGAATGAGACGATTATTCTGTCTGGTGGCCGCGTAGCGTTTGTCGAGCCTGACGTCAATCTGGGTCAGGTAGAAGTAAACATCAACCCAGGTGGCAGTATGCTCGTTGTTTTTCGAGGATTCTGTCAGGACGCTGGGCACTCTATAAGCAAGATCCCTTTGGACGTCATGAAAAGTCTGGGAGGGTATGATCCTGCGAATGTGATCAGGAAAAAAAGACCATCAAAGAAGGCTGCTTAGTTTGTTCTGGCGTCTGTAATTAGCCTGCTTCTGTATATATAAATAACTACATATTAATTATTAATATACGGAAGCAGGCTGTTTTGTATCAGAGACTCCAGACCTGAACATCACTACAGAATCCACTAGAACCCCTTCCCAGACGCTTTAAAATCGATTTTATGAACCACTTTAAGGAAACCAACATGTCATACCCGACTAATGTCGTTGCGCTCGTAGAGAGCGATTTTCTGGCCCAGGCTCGTGAAATGATGAAAGATCGTGAGCAGGCTTTCAACTTGTACGAATGGGCAATTAAGTGCTTGCATCTTGGCGAGCATCGCGAACTTGTTGAACAGCTTTTAGGTGAGTTGATCAATGAGGTGTTTGCCTTGAATGTTCAACTACATGGTAGAGAAAATAATCAATCATAATGATAGATAAGTACAAACTATTCATAAAGTGAATTGTAAGTGCTAAGATCTGATAGTTTCCAGTCGTAGACTGGAGACTCGACCTGATGGGTGGGGGTAAGCGTCACTGGCGTCAGGTTTAAAAAAAGCTCACTACCAGCGTAGAACTGGTGCCGTTTAGGTGTCGGGGAAGGGGGAACCAAAGTGAGCGGAGACAAGGGTCACTTTATGATTGTCGAGTCTGGGGTGTTTCGAGAGGTTGAATCCAGTACTCCCCTTCATAAAGTGTGGGAAGATCTCGGTTCTGGGGTGCTGTCATCCATAACTTCCCAAGTCTAAGCTGGCAGTAGACTTAGACCATAACTTTTCAGGTTATGAAACGACCAGGTTGGTGAGGGATTTTTATACTCACCTCCCTGGGAGAGTATTACCTGAAAAGACAACCTCTCACTTCGTTCGAGGTGAACTTCACTCACTTCGTTCGTTCAGTTCAGGTTTATAAAAACCTGTTCTGGGAAGTAATTTGTTTATTTTAATAATTATTAACACGCACGCGTGTGCGCACGCGCGAGGAAAAAAATCGGCGCGGCGCTTGATTCAGGAGTTTATATGACGACGAAGACACCAGCCCGATCGCAAGAAAAAACTCGCAAAAAAGCCAAAAACAAAAATTCTCCCCGCACCAATTCCACAACGCCTGTCGTAGAGTTCAATCCCCAGCTTAAAACCGTGAAAATCTTCAGTGATGGCTCTTGCCTTAAAAATCCGGGTGGCCCGGGCGGTTACGGTATAGTTCTCCAGTATCGTGGTGAGGAACGCGAGTTCTCAGATGGTTTTCATAGCACCACCAATAACCGCATGGAGATGATGGGGGCACTTATCGGGCTGGAGCGTTTGAAATATCCATGCAACGTTATTTTGCACTCTGATAGCCAGTATCTGAAAAACGGCATGACACAGTGGATGAAATGGTGGAAACGCAATGGATGGATGACTTCTGACAAAAAACCGGTAAAGAATGTTGATCTGTGGAAGCGTCTGGATGAGGCCGCAAGTCGACATAATGTTCGCTGGAAGTGGGTTAAAGGTCACGCCGGGCATCGTGAAAATGAAATATGTGATCGACTCGCGAAGATCGCAGCTTTTTCCGCAGCAGATATGCCTCACAAGAAAGATATTGGTTTTGTTTACAACAAGCAGTAAGTAAGTGTTTACCTATCATTTTAAATCATGTATCTTATCGGCGTCAGGATGACAATGTGTCGGTAAGACACAGTTCCAGGATGGAACGAGAAAGGCGGCTGGCAATCGCCAGCCGCAACTCTTTCTGACACTGGATGGAGTCCACATGGCACGTCAAACCTATTTCACTTCTGCAACTAAACGTCCTCGTTCACTACGTCAAATTTTGGCCGAATTATTTAGCGGTCGTGTTCTGTCACGTCTTGATGAACTAGAGACTGCCGTTCGGTTGCTGAATGAACGTTTAGATAAGCAAGCGTCAGTTGTTGCGAACGTGGGGGCGATTGTTACCTCTGGTTCTTCACGCGAAGCGAAAAGTACACGGCCTTTAGTGAAGGAGAAAAACAACAAGGACAGTTCGAATGGAAAATTTTCAAAGAAAGAGGCTGAAACCAATGGCCTACGTTCTCATTATAGTTTCACTGGCGACGGTAGCCGTTCCAGCCGGCCAGAGCCTTTTGATGCCGGGTTCATCCATCACCACACCTCCGTCGACGACAATTACCACCACTCCAGTAGAGCGTCCTGTCACTCTGGATGGGATGACGGTGGATGCGATACCTCAAGTTCATCCAGTTACTCAGGATCATGCTGTGACTAAGGCGGTTGTATGAACTGGTTTTCAAATCACTTTGGAAAAACTTGGCTGGCGATTCTGGCTTTCATAGCTCTCATGGCCGCCGGTTGGGTATCGAACATTGTAAAACTCGTTTGCTCTGGTGATCTCCAGTTTCAGGCTGGTATGACCTTGGCTCGTGTTGTTGGGATTTTTGTTTTTCCAGTCGGTTCGGTACTTGGTTATTTCTGACGGTTGTTAGTGCATATGCATTGACCGTCTTTTCGTAAGCAATTCATGTAACTAGAAAACAACTTGTTTTAACAAATAACAAAAGGAAAGCACATGTTAGGTTTATTCAAAAAGAAAACTCGTAAAGCTGTTATCGAGGTCAAAAAAATGGAGAACCGAGATGCGGTTGAAGCCACCGTGTGGGGCGCGTACATGATCTCCTATGCCGATGGCACATGCGACGCAAAGGAAATTTCCATTCTTGAGAAAACAATTGCAGCTCTGCCTGCGTTTTCTCCGTTTGCTGGTGAGATTGCCCAAATGAGCGCCAATATCCGTGCTCAATACGAAGCCTCACCGCGCCGCGCTAATGCCCAGGCTTTACGTGAGCTGGCTGATGTGGCCGGGACTAATGATGCAGTAGATGTACTGTGTCTGTGCCTTGATATTGCCGACCAAGACGGTATTGGCGAACAAGAAGAGCTGGCCCTGAAAAAGATCGCACAGGCGCTTCAGTTGTCACTGGATGCTTATCTCTAATGCTTGAGAGATTCCGGCTTGTGACCGTCATTGCTCTTCTGGTGATGGCGGTGTTGGTGGATTTTACGGGAAAGATGATGTCTGTCATTTCTGATGGCGTCCTCATTGGTCTGGCGATCTACTTCGCTTATCCGCTAGTCCGTAAAGCAACGTGTTAATGACAAGGGCCAAATGGCCCTTGTGTTTCGTTGACCGAAATAGAGAGTTTGCACCTTTACGTTTAGCTTGCTCCCCTTTTATGCCACATCACAATAAAGCCAATAAGAAAACAACTTGTTTAAGCATTAGGAAAAACACATGTGCAAGAAATGCAAAGCGATAGCTGATGAACAAAACGCCTTATTCGAAGAAATGGATGCTAATGAACTGGTCAAAATGTTAGCCATTCTTCGAGGAATAGAAGACGTTTCCATATTTGAGAGAGTGGTTACAGCACTTAATTTTGAGTCCACCTTTGAAGAGCCAACTCAGGTTGTAGCTTTAGCACATCATTTCGGTGTTCATTATCTTGCTGAAAAAGAGCGCGCTGATAAGTTGCAGGCGACTTTGGATATGGTGAGCGAGACTCAACGAACTGATGACACTAACAAGAGTGAGGCGATTATTGCCAGCAAAGATCGTGAAATTGCTGGGCTTAAATCCTCTCTAACGATGTTGATGTCTGCGTTCAATCTTATGTCTTCTCAGGCGGGTTATAAAATGCCATCACTAAACAGCGATGATCCGATGGCCGTTCGTCAGCTTTTGGGAGCAATGGCCGACCAACTCGACGACACAAAGAGTCGGCTTGAAGACATGATGCGTGAGTTAAGCCATCGACATAACCTCGCAACACAGCCACACAAAGCCTTTCAAAGCTCTAATTGATCTGATATGGCCGCATGATCGGCCATATTGTGTTGATAAAAAACAAGGATGAAAAATGGCATACGGTACAGGGATTTACAACAATAAAGGAATTAACGTTACTGGCTTCCTTACTCCTATTTTTTTTCTTGATCGATTTACTGCGTCATCAGGCTCTAAGACGTACTCCAATCCGCCACCGGGTAAATCGCTACATGCCGTGTGGTCATTGATGCCTCTTAACAACGACAACTACATTAATTTACCTGTTCCAACAGTTACTATTAATGGAAATACGGTTAGTTGGTCAAATTTATATACGGGGCTTGGTTCTTACATATACACATACTGGGGATAATTATGTTCGGGATGTCAATTACTCAATCAGATGGAAGTTTGTGGATGAGTCCAGAATTTACTCCGCAAAATCTGATTAATAAAGGGACAATGTCTACATCTAAAGGTTCTGTTTTTCAAACATCAATCCCATCAAACAAATCATGCTTTTTCTTCATAAAAAGCAGTAATAAGGCGAACATGATGTTTATTCATGAGCATAGTAACGGATACAATGCTCTCAGATTGCATCAGGTAAATGGTAGCCCCGGAACAATAACAGTTTATGCTTTTTCTGATATGGTGTTACCACATTCTGGCTATGGCATTGCCATGTATAACAGCGCAGGCGCAATGGTGTATCACGGTGAGATGATGCCCCTTGATGCGAAACTTATCACTATTTCGGACCCTCAATTTACCATAGATGTGGGGTATCCGTGTGCGGTAATGCCTGCTATGGTTGGGGTTTATAACTATAGACGAACCGATTACGACAGACCTGTCTATGTAACTATGACCGGTGCAACTGGAAACCAAGTATATAACGGTCAATGGTATTCCGGTAATGTCACATGGGATATTAAGAAGATTTATACAAACAAAATCCTGGTTATAAATACCTCAAAGTATGATTAGCAAATACCTTTATTTAAAGGATTGCCTGTTAATTTCTATTTAGCACCTTTTCATTTTTGAAATAATTGCACCATTAAACAAATCTTTTCTTAATGGTGCAATTATGAATACAGCTCTTTCCATCATCGACGATGCCAACTCAAACACTGCTATCGATTATCGTCAGGAAATGAACGTCATCCACGAAATTGTGGCCGAGTGCGAGAAGGAGATCGCCTTCATGTATCAGGTTCACGACTTCGTTTATGGAGACGAACGCCACAACATGATTAATCGCCTGCTGCAACTGAACCACCGACCAGATGAAGAACGCTCACGTTTGAATCGAGCTTGGCTGGATAAAGTCGATCTGGAATGGGTGAAACAGAATATTTGGGCCGAGTACTGGAGGAAGGTCACGGATATGACTAACGTTCTGCTGATCATGCCAGCTTCCCGTCGCGACGAGTGGCGTGAGCAGTTTATCGAGGGTAAGCAGGAAGTCATCAAAACTGACAGAACCGGCTATCAGATGAAGGTAAAAGAGTTCGTTGGTGTACCGGAGTTCAAAGCAGAAACGGTCATACCCACGATGCTTAATTTGCTGAATGACAGGCACAAATATCTCTCTGAGCGCGTGTATGGCTTGTTTAAGGCGCTGAGTCCTGCGCACAAGACAAATAAGACAAACGGTTTCAGCGAACGTCTGATAATCGCTGACTGCATTTCTGATTTCTGGCGGGACAGCGTTAGTGTGAACTATCGCAAAGAGGACTATATCGACGATCTGCGTGTCTTGCTTCATTTCTTCGCGCACAAAGAATTTATTACCATCAACCGCACTGCTGAGGTGCTATCAGCTGCGTATCGGGCAAACGACTGCCAGACCGGTGACTGGATGAACGTCGATGGAAATCTGATGCGCGTGAAGATGTTCAAGAACGGCAACGTTCACTTTGAAATACATCCTGACGTGGCCTGGAAGTTGAATGAGGTGCTGGCTTACAGTATGCCTGCTGCAATCCCCGCGCCATGTCGCACCGCGCCAAAAACACGGGCACCAAAGCAGTTCGGGTTAATCCAGAAGACGATCTCCGTGCCGGTTCGCACTGCGCTTCGTGACGGGCGATTGAGCAAAGACAAAGGCGTATGGTACTTCTCTGATTCAGCTCTCCAGAAGTCGCAGGTGGAAGAGCTTGAGCGCACACTGAGCTTCATTGGCGGCGTGCAGGAGAAAAAGCACTGGCAGTTCCCGTATGACATCGTCCATACGCTAAATACGATTGTGGCTACCGGTTTAATACCGGATACAAAATCACACCAGTTCTACCCTACCCCACGCTTGATTGCTGAGTACGTTGCCAGAGCCACTGAATTGAAGCCTGGTGAGAAGCTGCTGGAGCCTCAAGCCGGACGTGGGGATCTTCTGGCCTATATTAACGCCGATCTGGAAGATGTTACCTGCATAGAAATCGCACCTCTCTTCGCTGATATCCTGCGTGGAAAAGGGTATACGAACACGATTTGCTGCGACTTCATAAAGTGGTCTGAGGACAACGTAGGTTATCAGTTCGACAAAATCGTTATGAACCCGCCGTATTCGCTTGGTCGTCATAGAGAGCACACGCTGGCTGCGCTGGGGCATCTGAAAGTCGGCGGGCGTCTTGTAGCAGTATTGCCGGGCACTGCGCCAATACTGGACTGGATGACGATGGATAATTACGTTTATGCCAGAGGGAAGTCGTTTACCAACGAGTTTGAAGACACAGGGATCACAGTCAGCGTATACGTTTTCAAACGCGTTAAATGATAGGTAAATACTTACCTAATTTGTGTAAGAATGTAGTTACTAAACGATAAGAGAAAAACACATGAACAACCTCCAGTTAGAGCATTTTAACGTCACAGGCCATTCTGATTTTCCTTTCAAGTTTACATTGAAAGGTTATGCAGAGGATGCGGTAGGCCAGATCATTATTGATAAAGGCATCGTTAAGTTTGAGGGGGATTTTGATGAATCCGCGAAAACATTCATAGACTTCGTTGCCAAACGTTGGAGCGAGCAATGGAAAAACCTGGAAAAGCGCGCCAATGAGTTTGATCGGTTCATGGATGCAATGGATACAGCAAAAGAGGCTCTTGATGCCGGGACTCCGTTAGATCTGGAGTCACTTTTCAACGGCGAAGTGGCCTCTGCGATGTTTGCCACCATGTTCGCGGGTGAGTTCGTCCGCAGCGGTGCCAAAAACTACCTTGAGCTGGATTACAACGTCCCTGCAATTGGCGATTTCGTCGTTACCATCCAACGCAAAGAAGGTAAGACGCCAGGTGAACGCGTCGCAGAGCTTGAGGCCGTTGTGGATCAGCGTAACGGAGAGTGTGACCGTTTGATCAACGAGCTTCATGCACTTCGGGAAGAAAGAATATGCGCGGGTAGTAATACACGTAATGCAGCGGATATCTACTTCCAGTTAGTTGAGGAATGCCAGATTCCACCAGGTGGCTCTCTTGTCGATTACGTAAGACATTTAATGGCGGAAGTTAGCTCCAGCCATAAAGATGGTGAGGTGCGCTGATGTTTGGCATTGACGCACAGCGTATAGCCGCTTTTGCAAAAAGCCCTCTTGATAATCCCTTGTCTCGTAGTGAGCAAATGGAGCTGGCAAGGCTTTTTCTTCACATTCAAAAACAGGCAGACATTTTCAATAACATGCCTAATCAACCTATTCTGGATGGTCACATCCAGATGGTCATTAACAGTCATGAGAAAGGCTGGGCTGCAATCGTCCCCAGCACAATTACATACAAGTTGGCGAAAGAGGTTCAAGAGTTTCGAAAAGCCAGTGTCGAATCTGAGTCTACCAAAGCCGCAATAAACACTCTTATTCGCATGGGATTCACATGGAACGGTGGAGCCTACTGGCAAGCACCTCACCCCATTTTATCCGGCAATTAGACGCTACAAATCCTTCTGCGTGAATAAATAAAGGCCATAAGTTGTGGCCTTAAATAAATTGTTTTCTGCCTTTTCTTATTTGTGAAAATAACCATAACTAGAAAACAACGGAGTTAAGAATGTCTAGTATTTCCGAAGCACATATGTTCGCCGCTGGCGCTCATGGTGGCGTTGGTCAGAAAAGAAAATATACCGGCGAAAACTACATCAACCACCCGGTTGCTGTCCGAGAGATTGTTGCATTGCATGACGGAACCGTGGAGATGCAAATCGCGGCGCTTCTGCATGATGTGGTCGAAGACACCCATGTAACCATAGAGATGGTTCGTGATCACTTCGGTGAGCGCGTAGCTGAAATGGTTCAGGCTCTGACCAACATTGCAAGGCCAGAAGACGGCAATCGAATACAGCGTTTCATCATCAATGTCCGGGAGCTGGAGCAAAATCTCGACATGCAGACGCGCATGATCAAGCTGGCTGACCTGCTCGACAATACCTCTTCTATCGTGAGTCGCGATCCTGAGTTTTCAGCTATCTACCTTGCAGAGAAAGAGCTGATGCTGGACGTACTTTTTAACGGGAAGGAGATTGGTGCCAACGCTGATGTTGTCGAGTACATGGAGAGGATAGGTATAGAACACCCGTTGTTATTAAGCGCAAAGGCGAAAGTCACTGAAGGTATTGCGCTTCTGAAACCGGTACACATCAAACGTTATGAAAAACACAAATCGCTGATCTGGAGCGCGTGGGAGGCTGCATGAAGGTCGAAAAAATAGATGTTCTTTCCTTTGTGCTGACGGATCTGGAACGCCTCGATCCGGTTCGAGTGATGATTGAAAACTACGAACCTGGTAAGGGAAGAATCACCATCACCTGCTACGGAAAAGCGTGGACTGCGGCTTGGTTTGCTATGGGCGGTGATGATGTGCAGACGTTCATTAAGCGAGTTAGCAACGATTATCTAATCGACAATTTCGACCCTCAACTGCTAAGCACGGTCGACGATGACAACGATGCAAATCTGCTTTTCGTAAAGTCAGAAATCATAAAGTTACGAAGAGAGAGAGAAATAGACGCCGTACTGGCTCGCGAAATGTGGGACGAGGCGGAAAACGCCGATGACGTAAAAGAAAGCTGCTGTTGTTTCGGCGTCGGTAACAAACTGCTGAATCTCTTTGGTGATGATCCGTGGTATGCCGACTGGCCAACGGTACCAAACCCGAAATACCAGTATCTGGAACGCATTGTGAACGCGGTACGTGAAGGGCTGAAAGAGTTAGATAAGTTAGAGGCATCGTAATGAGAGAGAAAATCAAGAACCCGGTCGTCGTATTGTATAAACGGGAAACCAGCGATTCTTATGCGGTATCCATCACTGATGGAAGCCAGAACATGCACGATGGTCTGCTAATGGCCTCCGTATCTCCTGATGATTCTGACTACCCTTTCGCCACTTTCGCTATGGTTGGTTACTACATGGCTGCCGAAATTGAGAAGTTGCGTGTTGAGCTGGAGACCGTTAAACAGCGGGAAAAGGATCTGTTTATGGAAAATGTTCGACTTAAGTCAGGTATAGCAGGTCTGATACACCTCGGTATTCGATATGCGGATGTCGAAGTCATGAAAATAGCTGGAGATGCCCAGCTTTCTACTCCCTGTACTGACAGCATCATAAACAGTATTGCATCAGGCGTTTTCACCAAAGAGGGTCAGCATGATGAGAACAGTAGAAGTTCGCGCTGAAGATGTAATCCCAGGTGATGTGGTCATAACATCTAAAGGCAAACGATGTGCGGTTAAATCTTTCTGGATGGAAGGTGACAAAGTGACTCTGTTCGGTACAGATGGTTCCGAAACGGATTATGACTACGACGAATTGCTTGTTGTTGAGAGAGCTATCTAATGACCACCGTTAACAATAAGAAATGCTACCCAAGCGAGAAATATCTTAATGAGCTGATCACCAACATTGAGTTTGCTGCAAGGGCACCAGTTGAAGTCGTGAGAGCGATTGCAGCAGAGCTACAGAAGCACCGTAAGGCCTATGCCAATACAGCAGCAACTAAGGATGGTTGGATAAGCTGTAGTGAGCGAATGCCTGTAATTGGCGAGCTAAATTGGAGAACTAGTTTTCCTTTACTGGTTACGTGTGAGATCGGCGTTATACCTGCTTATTACGGCTTTGTGAGCGTTAATGGTGATAGGCATTATGGCTTTATGGAGAGTCTTAAATACGGAGACGATAACGGCAACCATCCTCAAACTAATGAATATGGTCTGATTAGCAATGTCACACACTGGATGCCACTACCAGAACGCCGCAGGAGTCGAACAGTGAATAATGCAGAGTTATTTCAGAAAATATCGGCTCTCGCGACTGAATGCCACGCTATAGCATCTGAGCTTGATGTTGGCGATGAACGAACCGAGATGTTCGAAATATACAGTGTGCTGCGCAATCTCTGTCGGCGTGGCTACGCCACTCAAGTAGGGCGAATGACTAACCCACTACTCTCATCCTGTGATGAGGATGACTCGGATGAGGATGACGAATGATGCATAAATCAGTAGCCGGTGAGTTTCAGAAGGAAGTCGATAATACCACTGATCTATTGGACGATATTTTAAGCATTCTCGCGCTGCTTGAGGCTGGCGATTGGTCAGAACATTGCACTAAAACAGAGCTAGGCGGTCGGCTTGAAAGAGAGATTACACGACTGATTAGCGATGCCCAAAATGATTTGTCACCTGAGCATCTCCCCTGCGATGTAGTTCTTGTGCCAGGGATGAGGATACACGAAGGCGTCAGAACGAAAACATTATTAACCGCATTACAGAGAAGAGCCGAACTAAGCTCGCGGATAAAGTTGATGCCATCCAAAATATTTGATGTCGTCAAATTTACGCCATCGCAACATACTGAGAGAGATAAATGAGCACGGTAGCGAAAGATCTCACAGAAGATATTCTCAATGAAATTATTGCTGGTGCAAATACCTCGCTTGAGCAACTTCTTGCGTTAGCACTGAGAGCCGAACGTCGAGACAGAAATCGTTTTTATGAGCGATTACCAGGGAAGCGACCAGATAGATCGGATGAAGAAGGTTGCGATATAGACTACATGGAGCCTTCAGAGATTTATCAACTTGGTAAAGATGACGGCTGGAACGCTTATCACGATGCTGTGATGAAGTTGGATGAAAAAGTTAAACCTCTTTCTCGACCGGTAGATCACGGTTTCCGCGATAACTGCGAATGCTCTAGTTGCCAGACCACGGCCCGTATTTGTTCCGAATTGACAGATAAGTCCAGCCTAATCTACGAAGTTAATGTAGGCGGTAATACATGGGTCGAATGCACAAGAGCTGCATACGTAAGAGCAAAAGACAAGGGTGAATTAACCAGAGTTGTTACCCATCACCCAAATAATGAGCTTAAAGATCACCAGATTAGAGAACTGGTGAACGAGTTGCGGGATATTGCGGTTCAGTACCACGGAGCGCAGCAATTGCGGGAGAAAATTGCCAGAGCAGTGAACAACTCAGTCCGTAAAAAATAAGCAATAGTACGATAAAGAGGCCCCATGCTCTTGATGGGGCCTGTAGCAACTAGCGTTATGGACGCTGGTTTACGTACTCAATGATCGCTTTGATAATCGCGAACATCGGCGGCACGATTTTGAACAGTAAGTTAACCATAACAGGCCTCACTTAGTTTTATCGCGCCTAGCTGCAAATACCTTTGGGCTTGCCTTTGCAGTTGCAATATCTGTAGTCGCCAGATACTTACGGCACGATTTCGAGTTAAGGTAAGGTTTTAGAGTCACCAAAAACCTGGACTTAAATCTTCTTTGAGAACAACGATGTTTAGTAAATGGTCATTATTACCTGGTATGACCACTCAACGTTTCTTGATGAATCCAGTACATTCGGTTAATCTTAATTCAGTCGCCAGATACTTATGGCTCAGGAACAGAGCCGCAAACTCTGTTTCCTTTTAAAAAGCCCAGCCTAGTCAACTGGGCTTTTTAATGTCTATTTTTAACCCAACATACCCTCAATACTGCAACATCAGTGTCTTGCGAATTAAGATAGTGTGAATAGATTTTTCATGCAAGTGCATAAGCCTGTGGATAACTCAGGAAGGAAAAAGTGACTTCTGCGCACTTTAGACCGGACAAGGCGTTTGAAAAAGTCAATGGGAAGAAAAAATTTGTTAAAAATAACGTTTGTTTGAATTGTATATATTTATGCCTTTCAATAGTTAGCATCTTATTAACATCTTTTTTAAGAGATAGAGTTCAAAAATATATAGCTTCAATATATACTGTATGTGCATACAGTATTAAGAGGCGAGTATTATGGGCTTCCCTTCTCCTGCGGCGGATTATGCTGAGAGCCGTATTTCTCTTGATCAGCAGATAATTAGACATCCTTCAGCGACCTACTTCATGAGGGCAGCTGATAGTCATCATCGTGAGGGAATATTACAGGGTGCATTGCTGGTGGTCGATTCCTCACTTACCCCGGTTGATGGTTCTCTGCTTGTATGCGCTCTGGATGGGGAATATCGCGTAAAAAGATACCGGAAGTACCCACGTCAGCATCTGGAGGATTTAAGAACCGGTAAGAAGGAAGCATTGCCAAAGGATGACGATGGATGCACGGGCAGCAATGCCGTGTTTGGTGTGATCACTCACATTATCAACGACGCAAGAAGTGGCGAGTTTGATGATTGTCCCGTGATGTAGGAGAACTGATTAGGCGGTGCAATGCACCGCCTTTTTATCACACTGCGCGGAATGCGATTTCGCCAGGTATTACTTCACCTTGCCAATACATTTGGGCAGCAACGCGATCTGCGAGGTCACGATAAATAGCCGTAAATTCGCTATCTGGACGACTAATAACGGTTGGTGTTCCGTTATCCAGATCTTCACGAAGAGAGATATGAAGTGGCATTTGGCCTAACAACTGCGTGTTGTATTTCTCGGCCAGTTTCTGTGCGCCACCGGTGCCAAAAATTGGCTCGTGATGACCGCAGTTACTGCAAATATGCACACTCATGTTTTCGACGATACCCAGTACCGGCACTTCGACTTTTTCGAACATCACAATGCCTTTCTTCGCATCGATCAGCGCGATGTCTTGCGGCGTAGTTACCACAACCGCACCAGTTACAGGAATGTTCTGCGCCAGCGTCAACTGAATATCACCAGTGCCCGGCGGCATATCGAGAACGAGATAGTCCAGATCAGGCCACAGTGTTTCCTGCAACATCTGCATCAGCGCCTTGCTGGCCATCGGTCCACGCCACACCATTGCATTGTCGTCGGTGACCAGATAGCCAATTGAATTGGTTGCCAGGCCATGAGACATGATAGGTGCCATGTGAGTACCGTCCGGTGAGGTTGGACGTTGGTTTTCCGCGCCCAGCATGGTTGGAATTGATGGCCCGTAGATATCGGCATCCAGAATACCAACTTTCGCACCTTCAGCCGCCAGCGCCAGCGCCAGGTTTACCGCCGTGGAGGATTTACCCACGCCGCCTTTACCGGAGCTGACCGCAATGATGTTCTTCACGCCATTAATGCCTGGTTGGTTTTTGACGCGCTTAAGCGTGGCAATGTTGTACGACAGCTTCCAGTCAATAGCCTTTGCGCTAGTGATACGGAGCAGATCACCACTACATTGCTCTTTCAGGTCTTCAAAAGGCTTATTCCACACGAAAGGCATGATTAGTTCGACATGCAGTGTGTCATCCATCAACGCAACATGGTGTAACGCTTTAAGCGTAGTCAGGTTGTGTTTCAGGGTTGGGTGCTGAAAATTAGCCAGCGTACCGGCTACCATTGCTCTCAGGGCATCCGGCGATTTGGACTCGCTCATCCCGTCTCCTTTATTTTAATTTGCGCAATTGTCGCCTTGTAGTGTACTCCAGCTACGACATTTAATCATTTATGAGAAATGCTGTTATCACATGGCAGACATAAGGCCATTTTGTTACTATCAAGCCCCTTTTCACTACAAAGAAGTAATGCCTACTATGACCCAAGTCGCGAAGAAAATTCTGGTGACGTGCGCGCTGCCGTACGCTAACGGCTCAATCCACCTCGGCCATATGCTGGAGCACATCCAGGCTGATGTCTGGGTTCGTTACCAGCGAATGCGCGGCCACGAGGTTAATTTCATCTGTGCCGACGATGCCCACGGCACACCGATCATGCTGAAAGCACAGCAGCTTGGTATCACACCGGAACAGATGATTGGCGAAATGAGTCAGGAACACCAGACTGATTTTGCAGGCTTTAACATCAGCTATGACAACTATCACTCGACGCACAGCGAAGAGAACCGTCAGTTGTCCGAGCTTATCTATACTCGCCTGAAAGAGAACGGTTTTATTAAAAACCGCACCATCTCTCAGCTGTACGATCCGGAAAAAGGCATGTTCCTGCCGGACCGTTTTGT